GATGCGCGTGGTCGTGAGTGGTTGACAACGCACGGCTACGATCTTCCGCCGTCCAAGCCAGCGCCGGAAGTTTAGGGGAAAGTAGGCAGTGAGTAGTGCCGCAGACCCTGACTGCGAGAAGTGAACAGGAAGGTAAGAAAAAAACTACCAATGGTGTCTTTGGAGTTATCGGTTGGCAAATATTATTTGCATCCTTCCTTACGAGACCGATGAATTCAGCCTCGACGACAATACAGACCACCGTCCTCATCACCACGTTAGCCGGAAGCAGGCTGTGAAGATGGTAGATGCCGGAATGGTGGATTGCTGGTTCGTACCAAGCAAAGCCTTAAGGCTGAAGAAAGAAATACCACTCAATTTCGACCCAACACTAATTGAGAAATTATCTGTTTTCAGAAAAAGGCTTCAAGAAGAAATGGAAAGGCTTGATAGGGAAGCGAGGGAGTTTGTTTGTTGTTACTGCGGCGGTTCCCCGCCGCAGAAGGAGAGACACATAGACCACGTGATACCAAGAGTGGTAGGTGGGCCAGATGAATCATGGAACAAGGTTCAAGCGTGCTCAGCCTGCAATTGCAAGAAGAAAGACAAGGTGATGATTCCCGACAATGTTCCAGAAGAATTTTGGAACAAGGCATTGAAATGGGCTGCTGCGTACAAAGCAATCATAAGGGCTAAGCATTGGGCCGAATTCTTGGAGTCGCGGTGGCGCATTCTATCTGCGTAGTCCCGCCCTGGTGGACGGTCAAAGAGTTTTCGGTGCACAGTTGCCGGGACAAGAGCCACACGCACATTTCTTGGAAAAAGTTCGACGACCTTGAGTCTGCTGGTCTTATTCACTGGATTGTGTTCCGTAGAGTAGCAAGGCTCAAGCGCCAGGTTCCCCTGCGCGATGTCAGCGCGAGAACAGGCTGGTATGTGATGCAGCAGGCCCGGTTAGGCCAGATGTGGGCGCAAGTGCAAGTGGGAGAGATACTGAGGCCAGCGACCCCCTTAGCTGAGTGAGGGAAAGCGTCCGATGGGCCAGTGCAGCGAGGTTGGCTGCGCGAGAGAGACAATGGACGGACGGAGAATCTGCGGCGTACACGAAGAGCAAAGAGCGAGAGGATTTCGCGTGGTGTGGACAGGGAGAATGCCGCTGATGGGTTTGCTGGAGGAATTTCTGCGCCAGCCTTTCGGTGATTACGAGATGCCGAGACGAAGAGCAAGGGCGAAAGTAAATTTGCAGTCTTGGTACGGGAGCTAAAAAGATGCCGCTAGGCCCAGGAGTCAGGTTCAGGATGAAGAAAACCCCGAAGGGAAATGTGCGGCTGGCCTTTCGCGGCAACAAAGTAGTCGAAGCCAAGAACATGAAAACAGGCGCAACACACACGATGAGACGCAAGCGCCGCAAGATGGCGCGAGCCTTCGCTTGAGAGGAGAGAATTATGCCCCGTGGAGTCGGCTACGATCTTCGCAAGCCCGCCGTTCGCAAAGCCTTGATGAAGCAGTCCGGCCAAGAGATTGAGAAGAACCCCTTCGCTGGCAACAAGCGCAAGAAGCTGAAGAAGATGGCAAAGGCGTTCTCGTAAAATAAAGAGAGGGAAACGGTTTGCCTGAGAACTGCGAAGGTAACGTGCTTGTAACGACAGAAGTACAGCCTGCGGCCAAGCCCAAGAGAAAGCGCAAGCTGACACTGATGCAGCGCAAGTTAGCCAAGGCAGCGGCCCAGACAGGAAATATCTCTGAGGCTGGTCGCCTTGCTGGATACTCCCATGCGACTGCGGCCCATCGAGCCATGAAAGCCATCGAGCCTAAGCTGGTTGGAATCATGGAGAAGCACGGCCTGACAGACACCTTCCTTGTTGAAAAGTGTTTAAGGCCGGGCTTGGAGGCGATGGAAACCAAGTTCTTCGCCCATGAAGGTGAGGTAGTCACTGAGCGCGATGTAGTGGCTTGGGAGCCGCGCAAGGCTTTCTTGGACATGGCCTTCAAGCTGAAGGGAGCGTATCCGAAGAATGGCAACAGCGATCACGTTGCGCCTATCGGAGTTGCCGTCCATTTGGTCATTGCTGACGGACGAAGAAAGGAAGCTGTTGTTGGAGCAGTCGCCCATCTGCGAGGTAGCGACGAATCCGTTAGCTTGGTTGACGAAGTGGACGAGAACCCGTGACGACCAGGACGCAGAGAACCCTTTCAAACCTTTCCCGGAGCGCGAGTACTTTCAAGTCATCTGGAATCTTTGGCAGTCTGAGCCAGTCCTGCTAATCGAGAAGTCGCGCACCATGATGCTGACGTGGTTGCTGGCCGGGTTGTGTATGCACACGGCGATGATGAGGCCAGCCACGACGGTGATCTTCTGGGCGCAGGATGAAGATCGGGCGCTGAAGCCGCTGGAGTACTGCGGGGTGTTGTGGGCGCAGCAGCACCCGAACCTGAAGATAGAGTTTCCGCTGGAGAAGCCCTGGCGAGAGCAAGGCTACAACAAGAAACGGCTTAGTAACGGCTCGGTACTACTGGCGTTGCCGGGTAAAGACCCGGAAAAAATACGAAGCGAGCACCCCACAATCATCATGATGGACGAAGCGGCGTTTATCGAGAACGGCGGGGAAGCATTCGACATTGCCCTGGCTACTCGTGTGCCTAAGATGGTGGCCGTAACATCAGCTACTCCTTCTTGGTTCAGGCAGGCGACGAAGAACGCCGTGGCGGTTCCGCTGTGAACGGCGTAACTCTTCGCCGCATTCCTGAGAACGGCATCCCCGTGCTCAGAGTTCACTACACATCAGACCCAACCATGACGCCGGAGCGCGTAGCGATTCTTCGCTCGCGGTACACATCGGATGCACGCTGGCGGCGTGAGATGGAGATCGAGTATGAGGCCCTCGAGGGTGAGCGGCTCTACCCGGAATACTCGCCGGAGGTGAACGACTGCGAACCGTTTGACGTTTCCGATCCTGCGCGCTGGACAATCTGGATGGGGTGCGACCCGCACGGACGGACGCCGCACGCCTTTGTGTGGCTGGCCTTCGACGCGGAAGGTGAGGCTGTAGTTTGCGGGGAGCTTTGGCCGAGTCGTCAATACACGGTGAGGGAGTACGCGGAGACCGTGGACTGGATTGAGTCAGACTCAGAAGGAAAGCCGCTGTGCTTCGAGTGGGCGAACGGCAAGGCGTTGCGGATTCACAAGCGGATAATGGACACCTTTGGCTCGAATGCCTACCACTTCCGAGCGGGACACGCGCAAGAGCCGGGGGTAGATTTCTTCGACGCCTACAAGCAGAACGGTTTGACATTCTATCCCGCCAACAAGAGCAACCTGGGCGCGGTGCGGGATGAGATAGGCGAGCAAATGGTTCCTTCGCGCTTGGTGTTGGGAGACCAAGAGCGGATGGCTCCGCGCTTCCGTGTTTTCAGGCCGTGCGTAGAGACGCGCTCGGAGTTTGAGAACGTGCGCTTCCCTGAAGGAGATGCCGAGCGGCCAGGCGATGAGAAGCCGGAAACTTACAGAAAGCATTGCCTCGATGTTATCCACTACGTCACCTCCGACAAGCCGCGTTTCGTAATGGTGCGCGGCGTGAGAGGCGATGGGTGGAAGCCCATCTACGCGAGCACGGGGTACTAGACCTAGCTGATGCCGATTGATTCGGTTGTCTCCGATGTCCTAGAGCAGCGCAAGCAATCACTGGACTGGTTTTCGACCAACTATTACGGGGAACTGGCGGAGATTTACCGCAACATCAAGTGCCGCACTGTACCCATCACCGATCCCAAGACAGGGAAGGAAATAACCGACCGAACGAACGTTTGTTTGCCCGACCACGCGGTTATGGTGCGGCGGGGCACGGCGCGGCTGACGCAAAACGCGCCCAACTTGAAGGTGCGCGGCGGGCTAAATCAAGAGCAGCGCGACAAGGTTTCGCACTTGCTGATGTTCCAATGGGACAGGAGCAGGCAGCAGAGGGTTTTTCGGCAGGTAGTCCACCAGGCGAAGGCGTTTGGCTGGTCAGTGGACAAGACCTATTGGGATCGGGTGCAGATAGTACGGCGGCTGAGGCGGGCTACGCAGAAGTTGACGAGAGAAGACTTGCTGAGGCTGAAGGGAGTGCCGGAAGAAGAGGCAGCCCAGCAAATAAGCCAGATGGGGCCAGAGTTGTCAGAAGCGGAGATCACCGTAGCCCTAGCTGAGAACGGCGACGAAGTTTCGATGGGCGTTCCGGTGCTGAAGTACGAAGGGCCGGTCGGGGAGAGAATCTTCATCGGGGACATCTTCCCTGAGCCTGGGTTTCAGAGTTTGCACAAGTCGGCCTACATCATCGAGCAAGGCTTGTGGGATGAAGCCCGCTGCCGCTACTGGGTAAAGCAGAAGACGATGAACCCGGAGACAGGGGAAGAGTTGCCGGTGTTCAAAGAGGCAGAGGTTGAGGAGTTGCTGAAGTCGGGTGGCCGGACGCAGGGCAACCTGGCGCAAGGCAAGCAAGACCTTCGCTCGCAGTTGCGCGAAGCCATCAAGCAGACCGAGCCGCAGATTGAGCCGCGCCTGATAGGGCAGAAATACCTGGTATACGAGCGGCACACCTTTGAGAAAGGCCGGGGAAGGATTGACTGGATAGGGGAAGAGAAGGTCCATTTGGGAACAATGTGGTATCCGTGGGACACCTATGGGCGCTACATTTACAACGAACTGGTGTTATGGCCCGACTTGTTGGGCGGGATTGGGGATTCGGTCACGCGGGTAACGCGGTTCATCATGCAGTTGCGAAACACGCGGGCCAATCAGACCACCGACTTCATCAACAAGAAGCTGCGGCCTATGGTCACAGAACTTGACACCGCCGACATCACCGACGAATCGTTTGTGCGGTACGCGGCGTTCACCTCGGTTCGAGTGAAAGACCACCGCGACTTGCAGGCGTTTCAGGATCACCCGTTTCCGGCGGAGGCTTTTTCCGACCAAGCGCAATACATCCGCGAGATGCAGCAAGTAGACAGCGGGGCGGCTGACTTCGCGCCGGGAACACCGAGCGTCCCGCAAGCCGGGAGGCTGGCGACGGCTCTAGTGTTGCAACAGAAGGCTACCGACGTAGTAACCGCCGATGAGTTGCGCCAGGTAGACGAGTACTTGCGGGACGTGCTGGAGCTTCGCCTAGCAATGACCCAACAGGTAATGCAGGAGACGGCTGAGATTCAGACAGGGGTAAAGGAAGTAGTCGAGGCGGAAGGGATTCGCAACGAAGGTATGCCCGCGATCCTCAAGGTTGACCCGCTAGAGATTCAAGAGGACTTCGAGATTTTCCCGGAGACAGGCTCGACGCTGGCGCAGGATGACGAGTTCAAGCGAGCAGCGCGGGAGAAGTTCTACGTTTTGGCATCGAGCAACCCGCAGTTGTTCAACCAGCGGAAGGCAGCGGAGTTGTTGGTCGAGACCATCCCCGGACTGACGAAGGAGGAGGCGTTGAACCCGCCACCGCAAGGGCCGCAGATACCTCCTCCGCGAATGAGCGTAACGCTTTCCATGAAGCCCGCCGACTTGCCGGGAGACTTATTGGCGATGTTACTGGAGCAGGCTGGTTTGCCGAGCGAGGGCTTGAAAGCGCAGAGAGCCTTAGCACTTCCACGCCAAGTAGCAGACGCAGCGGAAGCGATTGACGAGTTGAACCAGCCGGTGATGGTTGAAGCCGGAGAGCACGGGGACGAAGGAGAGTAAGGAGATGGCGATGGCGACAGGAAGGGTGAAGTGGTTCAACAGCAAGAAGGGTTTTGGATTCATCGGGCAGGGCGAAGGGCAGCCGGACATTTTCGTTCACTTCTCGCAGATTGAAATGGACGGCTACCGCGAGTTGAAGCAAGGGCAGGAAGTGGAGTTTGAAGTATCGCAAGGCGAGAAGGGGCCGATGGCCGTAGGGGTGAAGGCAATCTAGTGGCAGAGCAAGACCGGCTGGAGCTTGAAGACAGGCGGGCATTGGAAGAAATCTTTGCCAACGAGCGATTGAAGGGGGCGCTGATTCGGGTGCTGTCCATCGAAGCGGGCCAGTGGCGAAGAAGGTTGGAAGCGGAAGCCTCAGCGCCGTTTCGCGGGGGAGAATCCATCGAGCAGTTGCTACGGTTGCGAGAGTTGGCGGTACGAGCGCGGCAGTTGGATGAAACGATGAACGCCTTGAAAGGAAGGATCAGAGGATGAAAGTCGCCGTTTTTCACCCCCGAAGCCAGTACGCAAGCTGGAATATGTCGGGCGGCATCGTCGAGGTCTTGGGGCGGATGGGCCACCAAGCAACAGGCTTCCACTTGCCAGCAGTGAAAGAGTTGCCGCGCTATATGTTCGAGAAGTTGCAGAACCGTTTGCCGACGGCGGAAGGTTTGAAAAAGTTCGACCTAATTCTGTTGAGCGGCTTGGAGCATATAGTTCACATCTTGGACTTGCTTTACGGCCTGTACGAGTGGAAGCACACGGTAACGGTTCCAAAGGCGGCGTGGTATCACGAGTCATTCACGCGGCCCGACGTGATGATTGATTTTCATCCCTTGCGTCCGTGGGCAGACGACCATTTCTTTCCCGCGTGCCAGGATGCGGAGATGTTCGACCAAGAGGCGTTTGAAGCGCAAGGACATAGCCACTGGTTGCCGCTGGGGGTGGATACGGAAGTTTTTAGGCCGTGCGTGGAGAATGGCTGTGAATTACCTTCTCCGCATGGGCACTGGTTTGAGAACCTGAAGACCTACGACTGCGCCTTCATCGGCCTGCTCTACGGCCCGCGCCAGCAATACGTCCAAAAGCTCTCCGCTCACCTGAAGGATGTTGAACTGCACTACGGGCAGGTCGGTGTCTACGATATTTCGGGAGTGTTAGAGAAGCGGACGGCGGAATTGCTGGCGGACAACTACCGCAAGATCAAAGTGTTTTTGAACCTGCCGTCGCTATCGAAGTTGCTGGTGTCGAAGGTCTACGAAGTGATGGCTTGCGGAACGTTTCTGTTGACTCCGGCGCTGGAAGGCACGGAACCGCAGCGGCGGAACATGAACCTGTTCCAGAGCGGCGAACACTGCATTTTCTACCGAGCGACGAATTTGCCCTACATCAACCAGCTTTTGCGGGACTACAGCAGCGCGGAGAAGGACGACGAGCGGGAGAAGATAGCTAGGGCTGGCTGCGAGCTAGTGCAGCGCGAGCACAGCTTAGAGAAGCGGCTGGCCTTGATGATGGAGAAGGTCGGAAACAAGGTGGAGAGCGTTAGCTAAACAAGGAGAGAACAATCAGCACGAACGTGGGTGAAAGATTCTCCGAGCTTCGTGTTCTCCGTTGGGGAGACCGCTTGCAGGCAGTGATGGCGGGAGAGAAGCGCGGGCCGGTCAGGGTAAACATTGACCTGACGAATCTTTGCTCACATTCGTGCTGGTGACTGCTTCTGCGAACCTCTGCAATACCGAGAGGAGACTATCCGCGATCGCAAGCACACCTTGGCGACGGAGAAGGTTTTGGAAGTGCTGGAAGAATTGGCCGAGATGGACTGCAAGACGGTGAACTTCTCCGGGGGTGGCGAGCCGACGCTGCATCCCGACTTCGGGAAGATTCTCGGCAAGGCAGCGGAGTTGGGCTTCCGCACCTGGGTAGTAACGCACGGCGGGTTCATCCACAAGTGGTTGAACGAGCTTTTAATGGCAAGCCACGTGCGAGTGAGCTTGGACGCCTCGAATGAGTTTGAGCACGAAGAGATGCACCGCAGCAAGGCAGGAGAGTTTGAGAGAGTACGTGAGAACATCAGGGCACTCATCGCGGCCAAGAAAGGCTTCGGGTTTGGGCCGGAGATCGGGTTGAGCTACCTGCTGTGGCAGAAGAATAGTTCGCCGCAAAGCATCGAGAGAATCATCCAGTGGGCGGGTGAGGTAGGGGTTGAGTTCATCCACTTCCGGCCTCTTTCGATGGAGACGAGCGCAGCGGGCGATCTGCCGAAGTCGGTGACGGACGCGATGGTGGCGTTGGAACGGATGGCTCCAGTGGTGGCGCGGCCTCAGTTGTTTCCTATCTCGAAGCGCGGGACAGATGTTTTCTTGCAGCGGGAGTTTGCCGAGTGCTACGCCTCTCTTTTGTTTGCCGTCATTGGGGCCGATGGAAACGTGCAGGCGTGTTGCGACCGCAGAGACATCCGCTTTGGAAACATCTACGACCGCCGGTTCAAGGACATCTGGCTCGGCGAAGAGCACCTACTGAAGCAGCAGAAGATTGAGCCGAAGTTGTGTGTGCGTTGTACGATGTGTTCCACCAACAGAGGATTGGGGAAGTACGTTGTGCGGGACGAAGCCCTAGCTGGTTTGATGTGAGGAAGCGCCGGGAGCGGACGCAGGCGGATTGCATCGCCTTGCATTTGGAAGATGGCCGAGCGCCGGAGTTTGATAGCAGCGGCCAATGGGCAAGGATTCACCGGGCGCGGCGGCTGTTGGAAGCAGCCTTGAGGGAGTGTCCAACGCCCGCCACGATTGTAGAGCTAGGCTGCGGGGCCGGGGACATCAGCGGGCCGCAGGCCGAAGTACACGCCGTAGTTGGGGTTGACATCGTGCCGGAAGCGCAGAGGGTATGCGCGGAGCGGTGGCCGAAGATGGAGTTTTGTCTGATGCCAGTGGAAGAGGCCGTTCCGCATCCCTGCGATGTAGTTGTCTTGTGCGAGTTCTTAGAGCACGTCGCCGATCCTGAAGCCATTGTTCGAGCGTGGTTGCCGATGGCGAAGTGGAGCATCATCGGGCATCCGTTGAATGAACCGGATGAGTGGGGAGAAGAAGGCCATACCTGGAGCTACGACGAGGACGACTTTGATAACTGGTTTCGACTGGGCGGGCATGAGATGAAGAGCAAGGAGATTTTCCCGATGACGATTTACCCGGAGATGGTGTTGGGAATGGGGAAGAGAGCGTGAACTACCCAGCCGCAGAAGTTTTCGACCGCCTGACGATTGAGACGCGGAAACGATTCTACGGCGCGGAGAATCAAGTCCTGCTGGGAGAGTTGGAACTGGAAGCCGAGAGGCTTGCTTTGCTGCTTGAGGCGCACAAGCGCGGGCGGTTGACGCTGCTGGTAGGCAAGCTGGGAATCTACAATTCGGACATTGCGGGGCTGGAATGGCAACTACGCCAGGGCGACAGGTTCACTTTGGAAGAGCACGGTCGTCGGGCGGTGAAGGTGAGGGAGATCAACGACAATGGCCGGGTGAAGGTGAAGCAAGAGATTGCCAAGCTGTTTGAGGAGAGCGCCGAGGCCCGTCTGTACGGTTACGGCAATGGAGCGGAGGCGGAGAAGCTGACGCTGGACGTTCAAGATGGTAAAGCTCCGCAGTTTTCAGCTTACACTCCCGAACAAAAGGAATCTGTTTTTGGGAAAGGATAGATGCTGCGACTGAAAGAGCGTAGCGCAGACTTAGGGATTGAGCACCACAAGTTGAACCCGCCGCGAATCTACGAGAAAGATTCAATTCAATGGCAGCGGGTAGTGAAGACCCGCCGGTTCATCCAGCGAGCGGTAGAGAGTTCTCCGAAAGGAAAGGTCATCGAGCTAGGTTGCGGGACGGGAGACCTGAGCGGCCCGACTTCTTTTGTTCGCCGCATAACCGGGATTGACTGCAATGAGAAAAGCATCGTGGAAGCTCGCCGCCGGTTTCCTGAAGGTGATTGGCTGGTGGGCGATGTAACCGAGTACGAGCCGGAAGATTGCGCCGTGGTGGTGTTGTGCGAAGTTTTGGAGCACTTGGAACACCCGGAGTTAGTGGCGCGAGCGTGGCTGAAGAAGGCCAAGATGTGCGTCATCAGCCACCCGATTGACGGCGACCTGAAAGAAGACTTGAGCGGCGGGGATCACGAGTGGTCGTTTTCCGAGGAGGACTTGCACGGATGGCTCGGACTAGGCGGCCACGAAATGGTCGAGCACGAAATCTTTCCGATGGGGCAGTACCGCGTGGGAATCATTCGGGGCCGACGAGCCGATGCGAGTCTTGCGGCGTAAGGCTGCGCTGGAATACCGCGCATCACTGCCTGAAGTCAGGCGCAACCGTTTTCTGGCCCGCGAGAGCGATTTGAGGACAACGGTAGAGTTTTGCGCGTTCGTTTCCGCGCTGCTTCTTTTACTAGCAGTTCTAGCTTTGGTCTTGGCCTAAAAGAATTTCCCGCAACAGAACGAGTACGGCTTCAGCGTCCTCAGCCACCGACGAGGCAGGCCAGAGGACGCGGGGGCGGAAGTGTTTTTCAAAAGGAGAGCAAGACAATGGCGACGAGCCAAACACCAGGACAGACAGCACCAGCCAGTCCATCCGGCGAGGTTGGATTGGAGCAGTTGATTGGGCCGATACCCGGCTCAGGAGAACCGGCAACAGCGCCGCAAACACCCCAAACGGGGCCAGGCTCTCAGAGGCCGCAAGCAGTAGCGACCAAAGAGGCGGAAGCGGCGGCAGTAGCCGAGGAACCTGAAGTTGGAGAAAGCCAGCAGGAGGTTGAAGGGACAGAAGGCGAAGCACCAACCGAAGAGGTAGAGGCGGCTGAGTTCGAGGAATCCGACTTATTCCCTCAAGAGGGAGAAACGGACTACTCGGATGCAGTGTACGCCCGCTTTGCCGACCACCTGAAGCGGACAAAGGGATTCGAGTTCGACTTGAAGAACCCCAAAGACCGCTTTGCGTTGAAGGAAATCATTGACCGGGGAAATGCGTTGCGCCAGCAGAGGGAAGCTCAAGCCGCGACCGAAGAGGAAGAGGCTGAGCGAGAGACCGAAGAGGCCAAGCCGCAGCAGGCGCAACCACAGCAACAATCGCAAGTCTCAGCAGAGCAGGTACAGCAGTTGCTTCAAATCGCCGACCAAACGGCACAAGCTATGCTTCGGCCAGAAGTAGCCGACGCTTTCACCGAAGAGACGATGAAGGCGTGGAAGATTGAAGACCCGAAGCAGCGAGCGGTGGCGTGGACGAAGGCGATGACGAAGTTTGGCCTGCTGTTGGTGAACGATGCGTTGCAAAACCTGTTTGTTCCGAAGTTGCCGGAAGTGCTCAACGCTGACCCGGTGATGGCGCGAGTGTACGCCAGCGCCATTCGGGAAGAGGCGTTGGATCGAGTGCAGGCAATGACGGAAAAACAGACGGGCAAGCCTCTCTATAGCGACCTGGAAGAGCTGATCAACTCCGGCGCTATAGAGAAAGCGAAGCGGGAGAACCCCGACATCCAATCAGCGCAATATCAGGATGCTCGGACGGGGAAACCGCTTGGCCCGATTGAGAATCAAATGCGTCGGATTGTCTTGCTGGCAAAGCTGGCTCGCGGCGAGCGAGTGAACCCCGAATTGATGAAGCAAGCGGTTCAGAAGGGAAAGCAACAGGTGAAGAAGGCGCAGGCGGTAGCGGCTGCGTCGAAACTGGCCCCAGGGGAATCCAAGGGAGCCTTCCAGACCCAAACGCCCGAAGACAGGATGAAGGACGGATTGTTCGGAGGCGGGAGTTCAGAGTGGGAGAAGGAGTTTGACAAGGCCCGCGAAGAAACCCGCCAGCGGATGAGTCGCTAGGAAGGTTCACCGAAAACCCTAAGAGGAAAAACAAGTGGCGTTACTCCAAGCAGCACGTTCTGTGGCGCAAGCGATTTCGCCAGAGAACATCGAAAGGCGGTATATCGTTGGGGAGAACGACATTCTTCTCAACCCCAACCTGACACCGCTTTTCTCACTCATCACCAAGTACCCTGGCCGAAGAACGCCCTCTATCTCCACTCGTTTGGAGTGGTTTGAGGACGACTTCGCCGGGGTGTGGGGACAGGTCAACAACGGAACCACGTCCCTTGCTTCCAACAACACCAACATCCCCGTACTCGACGTGACTATCTTCGCAGTCGGTGATCTCGTGGCTGTCCCGCAAGTAGACAGCGTGAGCACGGCTGAGGAGATTCTCCGCGTCACGGCAGTAGCGGGGACAACCAACGGCACACTGACCGTCACACGCGGAATCGGCGGTGCGGGCGCAGACACCATCGGCCCAACTGTTGACCTTCGTGTGGTGGCTCCAGCCTACGCGGAAGGCGCGTCGTTCGGTACGCCGCGCTTTACCTCGAAGGCGAAGAAGATCAGCTACACGCAAATCTTCCGGCAGCCTGTCACCGTCACGAAGTCCATGGTGGCGCAAGGGCAGTACGGCACGCCGGAAAATGAGCGGATGTTCCAGCGGCGCAAGATGCTTGAAGAGCACCGCAGGCACATCGAGTCGGCGGGTCTCTGGGGCCGTGCTTCCGAGTCGTTGGTTACAGGCGCGCCTGGTTCCATCCGAACCTCGATGGGGCTGAAGTCGCGTCTGACCACCAACGTCCACGACGTAAACAGCACCTTCACGGAAACCTCGATGATGACCTTCTCGGAGTTGTCTTTCGGGAAGTACTACAACGGGGACAAGAAGGTGTTGCTGGCGGCAGCGAGAGTCATCAGTGCTTTTGACTTTCTTGCCGACAACCGTTTGCGCTTGACGCCGGAGACCACCGTCTTCGGAGTCAAGGCGCAGATGTACGTCACTTCGCACGGCACGTTCGCCATTGTGCGCGACCTGCTGCTGGAAGATGGGCCGAACGGCGGCATTGGCTGGGGCGACGAAGCCTACGCCATTGACCCCGACAGCATCAGCTTCCACCCGCTGAACGGCAACGGCGAAAACCGCGACACTCAACTGCTGCTGGACGTGAAGAAGAACGGCGACGACCTGTACGCAGATGAGTGGCTAACTGAGGGCGGATGGGCTGTGAGGCACGAGAGCCGTCACTCGCGCCTTTTCGAGTGCACGGCGTTCGCGTAGTTTCTGCTGTAGTTTTGCTGGGAGCAGGGGATGGGAGTTTCGGCTTCCATCCCCTGCTGTTTTTGAAAGAGAAAAAAGAAAAGAAGGAGGAAGGGAAATGGTAGAGCAAGAGCAAGAATCGGCCACGTTGTACAGTTGGATTGAGGGAATGCCCTCCAGCCTGTCGGTTCACATTACTGGCGGGGAGAAGTGGAGAGACTCGAACACCGGCAGGGCTGGGGTAAACCCGACCAAGCAGATTCGTTTCAACAAGGGCATCTTCCACACTTCCGATCCTGAGACCATCGCTGTACTGCGGAAGAAAGCGAAGTCTCGGAACGGAGGAATCACTGAGGACTACGAGTTGTATCTTTCGCACGTCCTGCCTGTGGAAGACCAGAAGAAGCGGGCGGAATTGCAGTTGCAGGAAACGCGGCACGAGTTGAACCGCTTGAAGGACGAGCTTCAAACGGCAACCGAGGAAGTGAAGAAGCGTGGGCCGGGCCGACCGAAAAAGGAGGCAGTACCCGCAGCGTAGACGATGGGCGGACTCACCTGCTCGAAGTGTGGGGCGGACGTAAACCGCCTGTACTTTACCGATGAAGGCGGATTCTGCCGCGAGTGTTTTCACGCTCCCCGCGACGTTCATGTCTACACGGGAAGAAAGAACTGGGCAGGGATTGACGTTTGGGGCGAGAAGAAGTTGAAGTCGGATGCGTTCCGGGCCGACTTGGAAGAGGCGTTTCAAAACCGCAGGAAACACGTAAGTTTGATGGGAGTCTAGGTGTTCAATTTCACTCTGGAGGCAAATCATGGCACGGAGAAAAAAGGAAGAAGCGAGCAAGTCTGGCAAAGGAGAGTTTGCCACCGTGAATGTGTTCTCGGTGGACTACCTGATCCGAACCTACAACAAAGAAGGGAAGGTGACGCACACTTCCGCGCCGAAGCACCGCACGATTGGCATTGACGGCGAGTCCGGAGCGGTCGGAGCCTTCCTTTCCGAATTGGAGGGGATTGGCAAAGACCAAGCCGTTGAAGTCACGGCCATCGTCAACGGGCCTGCGGGAGTAACCATCTAGGCAGCCAATGGCTTCAGTTGACATCCTTGTTCCAGCGTACAGAGGTCTCCAGACGATGACCTGGACGACTCTTGTAAGCATGATGCGGGCTTCGGAGTGTCAGTGCATCAACCCGAAGACGGGCGGCAGGCTGCATAACCAGTGGGAGTGCAAGAACGGAAAGCACAGCGTCTACCACAGGCCGCACGTTCAAAGTTGCGTGGTGCACTGGAGCCGCAACAGCCTGATCTCGCAGTTCCTTTGGGGAGTGCAGCCGGAAGGACGTCTGCCAGCGGACTACGCTTTGTTGGTGGACGACGATATGGTGGTGGAGCCAAACTACCTCAATCGGCTGCTGTCCTATCGCTTGGACTTTGTTGCGGGCATTTGCACCCGAAGACGCGATCCGCCCAGCCCCGCCATCAAGTTTTGGAACGAAAAGCTGCAAGGTTATGTTGAGCCGATTGAGTGGCAGTGGGATGCGGAGAAGCTGATTGAGATTGACGCTTGCGGTGTAGCCTTTGCGCTGATTCATCGGCGGGTATTCGAGAAGATGGCGGAGGCTTTCCTGAACTGCCACTTCGAGAGGGAAGCGGACAAGGGGAAATTCCCATCCGAAATGCACGAGAAGGTGGACGCCTACTGGAACATTCAGTCGGTCAAGCGCAAGAAGTTCCAGCAAGAAAGCCTGTCTGACTGGCAGGCCACGCAGAACCCCCGCTCACTGGAAGCGGCGGGTTGCTGGTGGTTCAACTTTCTGTGGAACCCGACCGGAAACGAGAAGGGAGAGTTTGCCGAGGATATTTCGTTTTGCTGGCGGGCAAAGAAGTTGGGCTTCCGCATCTTCGCCGACCCGCAGATTTTGCCGGGGCATATCGGAGACTACTACTACTCGGTGCGCGACTGGCAGGCGCACGTTGAGAACTGCAAGGAAGAAGGCTTGATTCAGAAAGAGATGGAGCAGGAGAACACGCCGAAACTTGAGGCGGTAGCGGGAGACTAGCCATTTCACACACAGTTCAAGAGATTCAAGTCCTCGCCAACAACAGAACGGAGCAACGGATTGACCCCGCCAAGTTCGACCTGAACCTTGAATTCTGGCTGGCCTTTCAAGAGTTCTGTTTGGAGAAGCACTACTTCTGGCGGCGGAAGACCTTCACCCTCAGCACGGTTGTAGGAACGAAACAGTACGACTTGGCGGCTGATGCCGGGCCGAACGCTGACGATTTCGCCGAAATGGAAATTCTTTACCTGATGAACGGGGATCAGATTGAAGGGGAACTGGCAGAGCTTGTTGACCTGCGAGACCAAGCGAAAGCCTTGCAGACAACAACGAACGCTGCGCCATCGGGTTTCTTCATCAAGCCAGGGACAACGCAGACGCTCCATCTGAACGCGCCTGCTGATTCCGTCAAGACGCTGCTCGGTTTCTACTGGGCGATTCCGAACCCTGCCGTAGACACGAGCATTGAAGTCGTTCCCTTGATTCCAGGGCAGTTGCATTTCTGTCTGGTGACGGCGCTGGAGAGAAGCATCTTGAGATTCCTTTACGGGCAAGGGGACACTAGGTATGCAGCGGTTGAGTTGCGCTACCAGCAAGCGATTCAGGCGGCGTCAAGGATTCGCCACTGGAGCACGGCAGCGCGGCGGGCGTTTACGACAGGCGAGCCAGCGGTGAGAGCAACCTAGAGATGCCAGCGAGAATCGCCGAGCAATTTTCTTTCGGCGGAGTTGACTCGCGCAGCAATCCTACTAATTTCGTTCCTGAAAGAAGTTTGAGATGTAAGAACTTTGCTCCGCAACAAAACGGCAGTCTGCGGCTTCGTTTGGGGTACACCAACCCCACGATGTCCACGCAGGACACTTCTACAGCCATTCATTCGGGAGAGTATTTCGAGCTTTGGAGCGGGTCGCAGTACGTTCTCTTCGGGCAAAGCACGGGACTGAAGAGAATCAATCTTCTTACGGGAGATGTGGTTTCGGTCGGTACGCTGGACAGTTCAAACCCGTGGAACGTCTTCCGCGCCAACAACAAGATTTTCTTAGGCAATGGCACGGATATGAAGTCGTATGACGGGGTAACGCTGCGGAACATCGGTATTCAAGCGCCGATAATCAAGGGCAGCGTTCAGGATGACGCCAGCAACGCGACCAACGATGCTTCCGGCGGAACGGTAGCGTGGTCGAATGTGACCAACGCCTTAGTCTCTGACGACCTCCGGGCGGATGTTATTTTGGCGGCTGGACAGACCAGCCAGTTTTTGAAGATCACCGGATTTGATTTCTCGGCCATTCCGTCCAACGCCACCCTCACAGGAGTACAGGTCAGGGTTGAGTCAAGGCGAGGCATAGGCAACCCCAGCTTTACTCGCACTGTGTATTTGGTCAAGAACAACGCTGTGGTTTTAGAAAGCGAGAAGTTGGTCGAGAACAAAGGAAAGTTGAACAACGTGTTCGATAGCAACGAGGACTTTGGGGTAGATGGAGACCTTTGGGCTACAAGCCTAGTTCGTGCGGATGTGATTGCTTCTACCTTTGGGGTGGCCGTGCGAGTAACCGCCTTGGGAGCGTTTCAGTGGTTGGTTGACTACATTCGGATGAAAGTTTTCTACATTGCCCCCGGAGCAGGGGTAACGGTAGCGGCTTCCACGGCGGCAACAGGCAGTTTCAGCGCGACGACTCTTTCGGGCTATCAAGGGTACATAGCCTATCGAAACCGAATCACGCAGCACGTTGGGAATCGGGCTGCGGTTGGTTCGCGGGTAACGATTGCTTCAGGAGTAACGAATGCCGTGCTGGTTTTCAGCGGCCTCCCCGATCTCAGCACCACCGACGCCGAGTGGGACAAGATGCTAGCTAGGACACCAGATGGCGGCGAGGTTCCCTACGCTTTCATTGATGCGCTGGGGAACTTCATTGTAGCGGGAAACACGGCAACGGTTTTCACCGTCACTCTTCCCACCGTTGACTTCAACGCCGAGCTTCCGACGCGCAATGGCGTGCCGCCGCCGATGAACAGATTTGCGCGAGTGCTGGGAAGAGTGTTCGGAGTTTCAGACATCGAGCCGACCATCATCCGCTATTCAGAAGCGGAAGAAGATGCGGTCAGCGGGGATTTCTTGGGACGGCCAGAGGAAAGTTGGCCGGGAAACAACGCTGAAGTTTTCCCGACAGGGGAGCCGACTACGTGCTTGGCGGAGAGAGAGTTTGAAGGCTGGTTCTTTTCCCGAAATCATCTGGCAATCTGGTCGGAAGTATTGCGGCAGATGGGCGCAAACCCGTGGCGCGGCCCGTGGCCCGCAGGGTGCGCGGGCGAGAGAGCCTTCACCGAGACTCCATACGGCCCCGTGTGGCTGAGCGGAGATAAGCAGTTGATGACCTTTGCGGGGGAAGGGCCGCAAGTTATCAGCGAAGAGTACGAGAAGGCGTTGCTGGAGAAGATTTCAGACGCGAATCTTTCCGCTGCCGAAGTCAGCTACCTCCGCGATCCTGCTCAGTCAGTGGACAAGGTGATGGTGAAAGGGAAAGACTCCTCGAACAATCCCGTGGTTGTGCTTCACGACATGAGGATTCGGGATGCGCGCAGTCCTATTGGGCAGGGATACGAGTACACCTACACGGGGATGACGCCGAACATTCTGGTTCCAATTCGAGATGCGAACAAAAAGCAGCGGTTGTGGTGCGGGGACACGGCGGGAAAGTTTCACCAAGTAGAAGATGGAAATATGGACGGCGTGAGCAACAACACCTACACAGGAGACTACATCGGACTGTTTCCTTTGGGTGAAGACGACCCGCTGGCGGTGGAAGCGGTGTGGGAAGGCGACGAGACTGTCATCTTCTCTTATGCCGACAGTCTTGATTCTGCACTGGCGGACTTCACCGAGAAGTCAACCGAAACTCCGCATTCCGTGGATGAACCGTTGCGCCACATCGCCAAGATTGGAGTAGCGACGAACAAACTCTACTACCGCTTCCAGTTGTCAAGTCATCCAGGGGACGGAGATTTTTCTTTGGGAGACCCACCCTATGTACCTGTAAACGATTATGGGGTGATTTACTCTGCCCGGTTGAAGCAGGGGCGGACGAGACCGGAAGGACGCTGATGAGCCGCTTTGAGAAGTTGCCGGAGAATTGGGGACAAGCGCGACCGATTGTGCAGAAGATTTCCGATGAGCTTACGGCGCAAAGCATCACACTGGCAGGAACTCGGCGTCGTCCAGAGCCTCCAACGAATCTTCAAGCGCAGGGCGGTTCTTTGGAGATTCTTCTGACGTGGAATGCAGCCTCCTTGAGCAAGGGAATAGTTGGCTGGAAGGTTTTCAAGGACAACGAGAACAACCTTGTTGCCACCATCAAGGATTTCAACACACGGCAGTACAAGCACAAGATGCCAGCGGACACGACAGCGGCGTTCTATGTGTGCTCCATAAACTCTCTTGACCGCGAATCCATCAAAGTGCAGGTGATTGGAAAGTCGAACACGGACAAACTGGTAACTACGGGAACTGCTGGAGCAACCAGCGGAACTCCAGCAGAGCCTCCTCCTGAATGGCCGGATGAGCCTTTTGGTGGTGGAAACGTGCCGATCCCACTCTAATGCGTAAACTCAGAGCCTTGCCGATTGACTTCCTCTCCGGCTCAGGAGTCGTGCATCCAGCCGATCCGCAGTTGTTCAAAGCAGCGCAGGTTTTTTGCCAAGAGCAATTGGGCAACGAGGTCAATCTCGGCAAGATGACGAAGTGCTGGATTGTTTTTGAAGAGAACGAGGACGGCTCGCTGCTGCGAGTGGTCGCTATCGGAGGGATTGTATGGCGGCTGGACATACCCTTGTTCCACGTTGCCAAGCCTTCTAACGGCGCAGGCCGAGAGGGGATGGTGTCTTCGCTGCGGGCCAGTGAATTGTTGTACGAGCGCATTAAGTCTTACGTCGAGGACAACGGCGGGCGCGGGTACGAAGTATTCATCGGAGTGCAGGATGACGCCGAGGGAACGTGGGCTAGATTTCTGGAGAAGATTGGCGCGAAGAAAGCGCAGCGGTATGTGGTTACGGCCTAACAAGAAGGCAACTGGAGGTGTGAAGTGTGCTTAGGCGGCGGCGGGTCAAGCGGGCCAGGAGAGCAGCAAGAAAGATTCACCGGCCAGTTGGCCGACATCTTCCGTTCGAGAGAGAACGAGCTATTCCCGTTTCTACGGTCACGTATTAGGGGAGGACTGCCGTTTCTCCCGCAGCTTCTTGACTTCCAGGGAGGACAGTTAGCGCGGCAGTTTGCTCCCGTGCGGGCGGCGCAAGCGAGGCGGTTTGCGCGGATGGGAGACTTGCCAAGCGGTTTCCGCGAGCAGTCTGAGGTTGACCTGGGGACAGGGCAAGCACGGGCGTTTGACGACCAGGTAACGCGAGCTTTGCTTTTGGATGAAGAAACGAGAGCGCGGGCAGCGGGAATGCTGAACCCGCTGGGCTATGCCAACGCCGCGCAGCAAGGCTACTCCAGTATTCTAGGCAATCAACAGCCAAGTCCGTGGGCGGGTATTCTTGGCGGGGCACTCGGCGGATTGGCGGGAGCGTTCCTCTAATGTGCAACCTCAGCAGCCTTGGTAGTTTTCTATCCCCAGGCGTGGCGATGGCAAAGCATCCCAACATTGCCGCCGCTGTCTCTCCTGCGGCAGCGATTGCAATGGGTAAACTTGACCCGCGCATCTTCAGCTTGCTACTTCAATTAACCCAATCACCCAACGGGGGCACACCGCAAGGAATGGATTTTGGGATGTCGCAGTCAGGTGCTCAACCACCTGGGCCGCTTACTGGTTCTATGCTTTCGCGGGGACTCTACTAAAATGTGCAACCTCGGCTCATTACTTTTCAAGACCGTTCCGACGATCTCAAATGTTGGCGGTCAGTTCTCCGCGCAGAACGTCCAGCAGATAACGCCACTAGGGAAGATTCTAGGTGCTGGGCTGCAAGGTTTAAGTGGTGGGCTACAGCAGCAACCACAACCAAAGGGAGTTTTCCCCAGCTTCACCGTGCAGCAGCCGATGGAAGAAGCTGGTAGTGCTGGGCCAGTGACAGGCTCTCTTCTGTCGCAAGGCTATCAGGGATTCCTCTCGCCGCAGGATGAGATTCTGAAACGGTTGATGCAGCAGAGCGGCGGGATGATGAGGTTCTAGGGAGAAACTGCGATGTGCCTGACGAAAGAATTGTTCCAGCCTGCGGGCACGCTAGGGAACCTGCCACCGGATGCCATTCGCACCGAGTCTCGTCCAGTGGGTGAGGATGAACAGGGGCCGAGGGTGCGCGGAGTGGTGCGTCAAGTGCCGACGAAGTTTGGACGGTTCTTGCAGTATGCGCTTCCGGTTTTGCAAGGCGGGTTGATGGGCGCGGGATCGCTGCGTCGCGGCCAAGGGGGAGGATTTCTGCGGGGTGTAGGTCAAGGTTTTGCTGGGTCGAGCGGTTACTTCAACGACCTTCAGCAACAGCAGTTGGCGAGCCAACAAGGGCAGCAACGTCTGGGACTAGAAGAGCGCAGGGTGGTAGCGGCGGAGAGAGAAGCTGGGCAAGACCCGATTGTAGCGCGAGACACCATCGTTGGCCCAGACGGGAATCCGCAGGTTGTGGGGATCACGCGCAGCGGAAAGACGGTTCCGATTGGCAGTGCACCGCAAGCGCCTGCGAAAGAAGAGCAGCCAGTCGGAGGGCCGCTCTTCCGGACAGTGCCAGGGCAACCAGAACAAGAACAACCTTTCCTACTCTTCCCTAGCGGTCGGATGCAACCGGGATTCACTGAGGAGACTCAGCAGTTGCCAGCGGGGGCGGGTATTGCGCCATCGGTTCCTGCGCGGCCACCTATCAGTACAACCACACAGGTTCCATTCACGCGCCCACGTCAGAAGGAAGAACCCAGAAGCGCGCTTGACTTGCAGATTGCTCGGCGAGAGGAAGAGTTGGGCCGGAAACTGACAGCGGCGGAGATTGACCGGATTCGTCGCAGGCCGACAGGCGAGGGCGGTGTTGGTGGCGGACTAACCGCGAATCAGAATCGGGTGCTGGACAGGATTGACAAAGAAACGAAGGAAAGGCAGCAGCCGATTATTGATGAAGCTACTAAAGTCGGCAACAGGTTCCGCCCAACCGAGCAACAGAAAGAGCAATTGCGGCAGATTTCTGAGCAGTCTACCGAAGCGAAGGAGCAGGCGTATGACGGCGTTCCTGCGAACAAGATTCCCTTCCTGCGCGGCGGTCAGAAGCCGGGCGGAAACGGTAAACCAAAGCCTGCGCCGCAAGTGAATCAACAGCAGATTACCGAAGCGGCCAACTTCGCCCTTCAGCGGGCGGGGAATGACCGCAATCGAGCAGTCCAATTGGTGAATTCGAGCGATATGGATTCCGCTTCCAAGAGTGCGGTCATACGTGCGATTCAAGGGCGGTGAAGTTTGCGCCGATAATTTCGGCGTAGAAAAAATGCCGAAACAATTGAGGTTGCCATAAGAACCAGCCCAGCCAAGAAGTTTGTTTGCATCCACACGATAGAAAGGGTGAAAGTTACATACAACAGCAACAGAAGAGAGTGATACGCCACAGATTTGAAAGTGGCATTCTCCCTAAGACGCGCTTTATTCGGGGACAAAAAAACTTTGTAGACGCCGAAGGCCAGCAAGCCGAGGAAGAGAATCCCGATGGTTTCTTCGGAAAGCGCCGGAAAGACTATGTAATTCACAATGACTAAGAAACCAAAGATGATGAAGAATGCTCGATTGTCTGGCGAAAGAGCCATCGCGTTGCTGTTTCCAAATCGGAATCCCGACACACTATCCTTTGGAATTCGGGGCTGTCAAGGAAAACCTTTGTGGCAACTCAAGAGAATCCGCTAATCCAAAGCCTGACTAGAGCAGGAACAAAAACGGGAAACCCTCTCATTAGGAGTTTGCAACAAGTTCCACTGGAAGAAGAAAAACCCGGAATTGGCAGATTCGTGCCAGATTTTCTTCGTCGCGCCCTAGAATCGGAATTTGTTCAACAGGGAGTCGTTGAGCCAGGACAAGCAATCATCGAGAGTGCGGCCTCAATACCACAAGCATTTTTGCCAAGAGAGGAAGTCGGCCCACTCCGCAGGAGTGAACTTGCGGCCCTTAGGGGAGCGCGTGCTATTGCTGAAACCGCTTTAGGTGCGTTCGCACCATTAGAAACCGCAGCGGAGGCGATTGAGCCAGCAGTAGAATCCTTAGCTGATCTCAATCCGCTGCAAAGGGCTGCGATGCTGGCGAATCCAGCCACAGCGATTACCTCGGAAGCGGCGAGAGTCCTAGACCCTAGAGCGCGAGGGACACGGAATGTACTGGAATCAGCTTTTGCTCCATCGGCAGCAGCGGCTACGCAGATTCTTTCTGCGCTTGCTGGGCCTGTTGAAGCGAATCCTGAATTGGCCGATGTTCCTTTCTCGACCTTTCTGACTACTCCAGGTGCGGCACAGTCAACCATTCCAGAAGTTCGAGAAGTGTCTGAATTTGTTGGAAGTCTGCTGCCTTTCCTTGCGGTAGGTGCTGGCGCGGAAAGGATAAAGCTACCGGGGCCGCGAGTTGCTACTCCCGTAGAAGCGCCGCGCCCGATTCGCGGTCTTCTGCCAGGTCAAGTTGTTCCGCCTGAAGTCAGAACTTTTATCGGGCCATCCGAGAAGCCACTAGTTACGCCGCCGCCTGCGGATGTTTCTGCGGTACGCGGCGTTCCAGCGGAAGTTCCTTTTCGTATAGAGACACGGCCTTCGAGACTACTGACGCCTGGCGAACCTGAAATATCTCTTGGTGTCAGGGCTGCTCAGTTGCCAGAGCCGAGGATCATTACTCCTCCGCCTATTCAACGGAGAGCGTTGCCGCCTGCTAGACCAACAGCCGAAGAGATTCTAGCTGGTAGGTTTCAGCCACCCCCTGAGGGAGCTTTGGAGACAGCCGCGCCGCTGACCAATCGGCAGATTATGGAGCGTGCGCCTATCAGAGAAGTAATCCGCCAGCAGGTACGGGAAGCCGTTCGTACAGAAGTTAGACAAGCAGTAGCTGAGGAGCTAGGCGTACCGTTCCGAGAGGCCAAACCTGTAGAAGCCGCCACAAGGCCAGAATTAGCTCAGGAGCCACGAACGGCGGCTATACCGCCTACGGCGGAGGCCATCCGGACTCCTGAAGCCCTACAGCGGCCACAGGAAGCCCCAGCGCGGCCTATTGCGGAAGCGCCAGCGGTTCCTTTCCGCCCCGAACTCCGCGAAACCACCCCGCAGGAAAGAATCAGGACGTTGGAAGCGGAAACCGGAGAGTTGACTAAGAGAGTAGGTCAAGCGCGCACGACGCAAGAGCGTACAGAAGTTGAACAGCGGATTCGGGAGAATGAAGGCTTGCTGCGGGAGATGCGGGGAGAAGAAGCTGCTGCTCCTACCGCTGCGCCGCAAGTTCCTTTCCGAGAGCCAGCGGAAGAAGCGGTTCCGAAGCCAGATCGTTTCCGCGACCTAGCGCCTGAGAAGAGGCAGCAGTTATCCAGGGCGGTTGAGGAAGACATTGTTGACCTAGAGAAGCAGTTGCGGATTTCCGGTCTTGGGGAGCCGATGGGGTTGGGAGAAGAGAGGGTACGCCTGAGAGAAGACATTGCGGAAAAGAGAGCGTTGCTGGAAGAACTGCGCGGCAACGTGCGGGAACTTGGAGACGAGTGGGTGTCGTCCGTGCGCGGATTGAAAGGAAGCCGAGCGTCGTTGGCGAGAGAGATTGTGTCTGACAAGAAGAGGGCGACCCACCCGCTCACGCCAACCGAACAAGACTTGATTCAGAGCATTGGTGACGGTTTCAACCTCGGAAAAGGAAAGCTGGCAAAGACCGACCCGATGCGCCGCTGGCCGTTGAATGAAGCGAAGGCGCTGAACTCACTCATCAAGCGTGGCGTGCTGAAGGTAGTGGAAAAAACGGATGGCCGCCGTGTGATTGAAATAGACGCGGCAGCCGCCGACCGTGCGCTGGGAGAGGCGATTGCCAAGGAAGCCAATGTAGGAACGGGTAGCAGGAAAGCTCCCGACTTCGGCGGAGCCGGATTTCTTTCGACGGCAGAGGAGGTAGCAGGACTTGCTCCACTGGAACACCCAAGAGAGAGCGGGTTTGGGCGGGAAGAGAGTCGTGGGCGTCGTGGTGGTAGCGGCGGCGGGCCAGCTAGTGAAATCGTGGCTGAGTACGGTGGTCGGAACCAAGTCTTCACCCGTGATGCCTATGACGCCGCGCTTCGCAGTGTCAACGAAAAGACAGGGAGATTGAATCTTGGCGCTGATCCTACGGTCGCCAAAGACCTTGTAACCATTGGCGGGTATCACTTTGAGGCGGGGCTGCGGACGTTCGCGCAGTGGTCGCAAGCGATGGTGCGGACGGTGGGAGAGAGGGTTCGCCCGCTGCTGGAGCAGTTGTGGAGCCAAGTGCGGGAGCGGTTTGGGCGTGAGACGCCGACTTTCTACAGTCGTGCGGCAAAGACGCTGGCACAGAAGATGCCCGCGAGTGCTACGGCGGAGCAAGTTCGCGGGATTCTTCGCGGGCAGGGAAGTGGGGTAACGGCGGAAGAATTGAAGTGGATTGGGCTAGAGGACTTCCTGGCGGGGAAGGAGAAGGTGTCGAAGCAGGAGGTCTTGGAGTTCATCCGACAGAATGATGTGAAGATTGAGGAAGTATCGAAGGGAGCACTGCGCCGATTCCCCTTATTCCTTGAAAGCAAGACAAAAGAGGGGAAGAGGCAGTGGGTAACGAATGAGGGGGATTACGAATACGTCATAACGCAAGAGAGTAGAAACCAATTCCGAGCCGAAAGGCACGTAACGAAAAGCGGGCATATGTTGGATGAAGTTTTTGATTCCTATGACAAGGCGGTGTCTTGGTTCAAGGGAATGAGGGGCGAGGACTTGACTGGCGGCACGAAGTTTTCACAGTACACCCTCCCTGGCCCGAAGGAGAACTACCGGGAGTTGCTGCTTACGCTGCCGGATAAGACTGAGCGGGTAGGGATAGACCGGAAAGCTCCTGGAAGCGCCTTGCAGATGACAGAGGCGGAGAGGCGTGCCGGAACATTTACCGGCGGTCACTTCGAGGAGCCGAATGTTCTCGCCCACGTTCGCTTCGACGACCGGATAGACGCGCAGGGCAAGAAGGTTCTCTTCGTCGAGGAGATTCAATCCGACTGGCACCAGAAGGGCAAGCGGTATGGGTATCAGCGGCCATTGACCGTCGAAGAGCAGCAGCGAGTAGGCGCATTGCGGGAGGAGTACCGCAGCCTGCAAGAACAACGAGAACTGGCATTCGGTGGGATTGAGCAACGAGGACTTCCACGCCTGACCGAACTTGAGGAGCAAAGGCTACCTTCGCTTAGAAGGCTTGAAGAGCGCGGACAGCTTTCAAGGAATGAGCGAATAGAACTAGAAGAGCTTGAACGTCGCCAAGGTGCGGTCAGAACTCTACCACCAGAGCGATATGAACTTCCCGAAGGCTATCGAGCCATTGAAGCAACTAACAATCCATCTGAGCGCCGCTGGATAGTCACGGAAGAAGGGAGCACGACAGTCCTCAACGCTGGCCCGACAAGAGAAGCGGCCATCCGAAACACGATTGATGGATTTAGGGAAGCTGGCAGGCTTACCGGCTACGAATCGCTGGTAGCCCAGCGCGTAAATGGTAGACAGTCTGAAATCAATCAAGAGCTGAACACGCTCTACAACAAGCCAACTCAAGGTGTACCAGAAGCTCCCTTCGCAAAGACTTGGCACGAGTTGGTTTTGAAGCGGATGCTGCGTTACGCCGCCGAGAACGGCTACGACAAGGTAGGCTGGACGACAGGGGAGCAGCAGGCGGCAAGGTACGACCTGAACAAACAGGTGGATGCGATTCAGTGGAATCCTAGGTTTGGGTCAGTTCGCGTGTTGCTCAAAGATGGAGCATGGAAATTCATTAAGGATCGCGGCGTAACCGAGTCTAACCTAGCTGATTATGTAGGAAAAGAACCAGCGCAGAAACTCATCCAAGGCCCATCCGCTGCGGGCGAACGCTATGCCTTTGGGAAGGCAGAAGAAATTGGCGGCTGGAGGGAAATTCGCGGCGAAGACTTGAAAGTTGGTGGCGAAGCTCTCAAGTCTCTCTACGACCGCATTCTCCCTGAGTTCTTGAATAAGTACGGGAAGAGATGGGGCGCGGAAGTTAGAACGGCACAGCTAGAAATGCCGTTCACCGGAGAATTGAGGGGAAGGGCAGGGGAGACGGCGATCCAAGCCCTCGAACGCCAGCGCGGAGGAGAGATGGCCGATGTTCATTCTCTCACCGTCTCTCCTGAGATGAGGCGGTCTGTGCTTGAGGAAGGGCAACCGCTATTTGGGAGTGAGCGCGGCTTCGCTGCTCCTGAGTTCGTCTTCGGTGAACGTGGAGCCAAGGCACTGACAAAGGCAGGGGAGAAGTTGCGCGGAGAAGAACAACCAGCGCCGCCCGCCGAGAGGCCACTGACGCCTGAAGAGCTACGCCGCCAGCGGATTGCCGAGAAGGGGAAACTGCGCGTACTGCCTGCCGAGCCTAGACCGCAAGTGCCTTTCGCGGTAGCGGAAGCGCCAAGAGCCGCCGCGCCGCGTCCTGCATCCGAAGTTCTGCCGCAAGTTCCTTTCCGTTCGCCTGCTCCAAGCGGCGCTGGTGGAGTGGGTCAGCCGCCGCGCCCGCCAGCACGAGGACAACTGGATGTAGCCACGCCGAGATTGAAGCAAGTGGAAGCCGCCCGTGAAGCTCGCCCTAGTAGCGCCAGCCGAATCCTAGAAACGGCTAAGGAGATTCCGACTAACGCCGTTCGGAAGTTCGTCAGTCAATTCGTTGATATTGAGCAGATGGTTCGCGGCGCACAGAAACGCGGGATAAAGGTCAAACCTGAGCAGAACCCCGCCATCATCAACGACTTGGTATATGGAGGTACGGGCGGACGGTTGGAACTGGCGGCAATGGACTACCGCGCCGTGGTAGAGCAGGCAACTAAATCCGGCCTGCGCCGTGCTCTGAACAATTACCTTGACCTACGCGGCTATGACCGAGCCATCAGGATCATTGAAGAGCGGATTGCGGAAGCGGAAAAGGCGGGAGACAAGAATGCCGCCGCAGAGTTGCGAGGGAGAATTGAACGCAACGAAGTAGTCCCCGCCGAGTACACGCGAGAAACCATTGCTGCCGACCTGAAGGCTATCGAAGCAAAGCTCGGCCCCAAGAACTTTGCCGAGGTGAAACGCTTGGCGGAACAAGTAAACAATCTGAACCGCGCAGCGTGGGACATGGCACACAAGGAAGGGTTGATCTCGCAGGCGGTTTATGACCAAGGGCTTCGGCGCGGCAACGACTACATCCCACTCGAACGGATAATGGATGATGTGGTTGCCGATTCCCAATCCCGCATCCGACAGACACTCTCGCTCAAACAACAGCAAATCCTAAAGCGGCTGGAAGGATCGAAGCGCGTCAACGTAGACCCGGTGCAGGCTTCTTTGGAACGGCACGCGGAAACCATCCGTGAGGCTGGGAGAAACGAGGCAGCGCGGACACTGATTGAGTTCCGCAAGATTGACCCCGAAGGCTTTGGAAAGCAAGTCTTCGAGGTCAAGGAAGGCCAAAAGCTGCCGCAAGGAATGGGCACAATAGCCTTCTACGAGGCTGGCACGAAGAAACTGTTTGCCATGCCTGATTTGTACGCCAACGCAATGAATCTGGCGAACGCGCATGAGCTGACTTTTTCTAGGAATGCCTTGCTGCGGTTAACTCGAAGTGGGTTCAGGGTTGGAGCGACAACTGGCAACCTAGCTTTTTCTCTACCCAACGTAATACGCGACATTTCTGAGATGTCAGTATTGTCCAAGGCTGGGGTGAGCAAGCCACTCGACCCGCTGCTCATCATTGGGCAGTTTGCAAAGTCGGTCTATGAGGTTGCCTCGAAGTCGGAACGCTATCGAGAGTTTCTGCGTTCACGAGCAGCGTTCTCCACCTTGCAGAAGAACATTGACCCGGCCCCATTCCTAGCGCGTGGCGAACCGTTGCAAGGCGTAAAGAGGCTCAATCCGCTACGAGTCATTGACGGAATCGAATCGTTCAACAACTGGCTGGAAGAAGCGACAAAACTCACGACCTTCAAGCGTGCTCGGCGTATGGGCATGGCAGAAGTGGAGGCGGCATTTGAGACTAGACGTTACGGAGGTTCCCCTGACTTTGCCCGTCGCGGCACAGTAAGCGCGGACATCAATCTGGCGGTGATGTTCTTCAACGCTCAGGTGCAAGGAATTACCAGAATGGCAAGGATTCTAGGCCAGCCGCGCCGTTTGGCTGGGTTTCTCTCCGTGATGACAGCGGCGGAATTGGCGCTCTACAGTTGGAATCAGCAATTCCGCGATGAAGATGGAAACCTAGAGCTTGACCGCGTGCCACGCTGGGAGCGAGACACGCATTGGGTGATTCTCCGTCCAGATACATACCAGACCAGTTCGGGAAGAATCCGCCACAGGGTTATCAAAATCCGCAAGGGCGATACGATGGAAGTGGTTTCCAATCCTCTAGAAAGAGCGATTGAGGGAGCGTCTGGCGGGAAAGTAGATATTCCGCAGGTTGCCTTGGATACGATTTCCGGGCTTACACCTGGACAGCCACAACTCAAGCGTGGCGAGATAGGGAGAAGCCTTGGGCGCGGCGTAATTTCTACCTTGAATCCCATACTCCGAGCGCCGCTGGAGCAGCTTGCAAACCGTGAGATGTTCCGAGACGTGCCGATAGTGCCGCGCAGTCTAGAGGAAGCCATACCAGGCGAGCAGAAGCGAGAGACCACCAGTCCGGTTGCGGTCGCGGTGGGTAGAAAGATTGGCGTTAGCCCGCTGAGGCTAGAACACGGCATCAGGTCATTCTTCGCCGGACTTGGGGAACAAGGGCTAAACATTGCCGATGCCGTTTATGGCGACGACAGGCGGCGTTTGCCATTGGAAGGCGACGAAGAAATTGCGCGGACTAGAGTGCTTGGGCCAATTCTTCGCCGGTTTGTGGGCAGCACAATGGATCAGAAAGAGAAAGACTTGGAGGAAGATTTCTACGACAGGTACGACCAAGCACGGGAAACGGTGCGAACCTTCAACTTGATGGCCGAGTCGGATGAAGCGCGGGCGGAGGAGTTTCTGTCCGATCCAGAAAGACTTGTTCTGTACCATTTGAACGGAGAAATTCAGACAGCGGTGCGAGACTTGAGCGACATCCGGGACTTGCAACGCGAAACGGCGCGCAGCGACATGAGCGACGCGGAGAAAAAGGAAGCGATACGGTTTTTGCACCAGCAGCGGCTTGAAATCCTTCGCGGCACGACTGAGCTTGTAGAAGAGCTTCTTGCAGAGGAGCGCAGCCGTAATCCACGACAGTCTGAGAATCGGTTCGTACCATTTAGAGCGCCGGAATCTTTGCCGGAGGCGAGGCCGTAGATGTGCAATATGACTGCACCAAAATTCTTTCCTCTACCTCTTTCACTGGGGCAGGTTTCCTCACGGTCTCCTATTGTGACGCAGAGCAGGGAAGCGCAGCGGATTGAAGCGCCCGCACAACCACAACAACCTCCCAACCCGCCGTTTCCCATTGAACCTCCTGGTGGCCCACCGGGAGGCCCGCCCATCTTCGACCCAGACGACCCGACTGGTGGAGACGGAGACTTCCCTGGTGGACAACCTCCAGCCCTTGCGCCGGACACTGCTTACGACCCCTTCGTCCGAAGGAGAAGGTCTTTCTAGAAAAAATGGGCAAGATAATCCGGGCAGCGGTTTTGCTGCTGGTACTAGTGGTGTGTCCGCACGCTGAAGCCAGCACTGTGTCGGGAACCTTGAAAGACATCGGCGGCGCGGCCATAACCGGAAGAAACGGTTTTGTCCGAATGGAGTTGCGTAACTTCGGCGCAGCCATTCCCAAGGTTTCAGGAACCAACATCATCGCCGTCAGAAGCAAGGACTTCTTCCCCAACGCCAGCGGGAACATCTCAGGTGACATCACTGGCAACGACACCATCACGCCAGCCCAAACTTTCTATCGGGTGTGCTTGTTTTATCAGGGAGTTCTTTTTCGATGTAATGACTACGACATCAACGGCGCTTCTTTCAACCTAAACACGGCCACTCCGAGGCAACCCTAAAATGATTCGACGCAGCTTGCAGTTGTTGTGTCTGCTACTTTTCTCGGCCATCGGGCTATCGGCCACTACGGTCAGCGGAAACCTGAAGAACGCCGGGATCGAAAATGTCACTGACCGCAATACCTTCGTCCGATTCGAGCTTCGGAACTTTTCCTCCAACATTCCCAGAGTCGCCGCCTCTCACGTCATCGCCGTGGTCATAAAGGATTTTCCACCGGACGCGAACGGAAACATCTCCGGGTCAATCACTGGCAACGACACCATAATTCCCGCCGGAACTTTTTTCCGTGTCTGCATTTTCAACGCAGGCAGTCAATTCCGTTGCGCCGACTATCTAATCACGGGATCAACCTTCGACCTCGACACCGCCACGCCCATCACTACTGCGCCCGTACCAGGGCTTCCATCGGTTTACACAACGATTCTGGAAGAAGGGACGGAACTGGTAGGCCGTTTCAAGCTGAACTTCATCGGTAGTTCAATCACTTGTGCCGACAACCCATCTACTCTGCGAACCGATTGCACCCTCACCGGCGGCGGCGGAACTCCGGGCGGGGCGGATACACAGATTCAATTCAACGACGCGGGAGCGTTCGGCGGCGATGCCGACTTCACTTGGAACAAGACGACCAACGTATTGACTTTGAGCGGCGATTTGGAGATTGCACGAGGTAGTGTTGCTGACAGCATCCGCATTGGTGGAGGCTCATCTTCTACCTTTACAGGAAACATTGCGCTGGGAGAAGCTGCCGCCTCGACAGGAGACAACGATTCCATTGCCATCGGTCATACGGCAGTAGCTTCCAACAACGATGCTATCGCCATCGGGTTCATTACGGCCAGCGGCAACAGCGCCACCGCCATCGGGCGTTCCAACAACGGCGCATCGGGAAATGGTGCGGTAGCCATCGGAACCAGCACCAACGTCAGTGCGCTAAACTCGATTGGGATAGGCGACACAGCCACCGTCAGCCAGGCTTCAGCGGTTGCTATTGGAGCAGGGGCAGCGGTTACTCAATCCGGCGGGGCGGATTCCGGTGTAGCCATCGGGCATAGCACCGCCGTTACCAATGTCCAGAACGGAATCGCCATCGGCAACGGTTCTGTAGTCACTCATCAAGCCTCCATCGCCCTCAATGGCAGTTCAAGCGCGGCCAACCAGATGACGATTGGCGACACCAGTGGCGCAACTACACGCATCAACTCAATCCGTGTGGGCGCGGCGGATTCGACTTTCGGCATCCTCGATTTCGCCAGCCTTGCTACTTCCAGTAAGACCTTCACCTTCGCTAACGCCAGCGGGACTATCTGTACCACAGGGACATTCTGCTCTGGCACCGGAACCAACCCGTTCTACGGCATACGAATTGTGGATGATGTGGTGTTCACCGACCTACCTTCCGCTGAAACGGATTGCAGCACAAGTGCCTGCATTGTCCTCGTTCGCCCTAGCGAGGGCGCGGGGACATTCACCCGCCAGAACTGGAACGAGACGGCTGGCTTGCTCGACTTGCGGCAGTTGGGTGGACAGTTTACCGGCCTGACTGCCATCAAAGCTCCTTTCGACTTCCAAGCCCGGCGCACCACTGGCACCGCAGCCACACTCGATGTGCAGAGCACGCTCGATGTGACGATGTACCACGATGCGGGCGGTGAGAACGTCGGCGGCGGGCCGAAAGACCAGTATCAGGGAATCCGGCTCTACAACATCTCGGCAGGCAAGGGTGAAGACCACGGCTATTGGGGCGAGGTAGTCAAGCTGGGTGAGGGGGACGCCACAGGGATTCTAGCTACCTCCATGCAGGCGGGAAATTGCCTAGAAGGCGGTGGGGAATGTGCGACAGGTGGACGCTTCACTTCTCGGCAAGGGACGAGTACGGAAGTGATGACCGCCACCGTGTCAAGCTACACGGGCGGGTCGCGCACTATCGCCTACTCCAGCCCGGTCAATGAATCGGCGCGAGGAGAAGGCCGCTACATCACCAACACCAACGCGGCTAAGATTTACTCAACTGGCACCATTTCCAGCGTGAGCACTACTACTCCGGCAACTGTGACCGGTTCGGGCACGCTTTGGGCAACCCAATTCGGGGCCGGGGCGCACACTGACCTCTGCTTCTCGCAGGCCGATGATGATGCGGCTGGCTTTAAGTTTGTCGTTCCTATTCGCTCGATAACCTCTGAGACCGTGCTGGTGCTGGACTTCGACCCGATGGCGCTGGACAGGAATTGGCCTGGAGATGTCAACGGCTCTACGGTCTACCGGATTTACAAGTGCGCGCAGGTAGAAACCATTAATTACGCGGGCGGGTCTTTCACGCATAGTTCGGGCGGCACGACCGATTGGGTTGCTACCGACACTTTGGAAGTTCCGCTGGGCTGGGCGTGGTTCGGTTCGGCAGGAACTTTCATAGTACAGAACGACCTTCCTAGTTTCGAGGCCAAGGGGATCGTAATTACCAACACTACCAGCGATGAACCGATGCGGTCTGTCGCATCTATTGGGGGCAAAGCCTATCTCGGCCTTCTGTTCGGGAACACCTGGTCGTGCTATGCAGGGAACACCAACTGCTCTCAGGGTTCAACGACTGGAATCTACTATGCCAACCCGCCCACACTCGGCACGGTCTACGCTTCCTCAGCAGCGGGCAACAACATTTTCTTCCGGCTGGTGGACACAACCGGCGGAGTTACGGGCAACTTCGATGCCTATTACAACACTAGCGGCGACTCGCTCAACTTCGAGCACAGCACGTCTCTCACAACTCCGATTGTGTTGCAGCCCAGCACTGGCGGTTTAACCACCAACATCCACACCATCCGCAACCAGGATGCTTTGCGGCTGGGGGAATTGACTGCAAATGGCTCTCAGTTTGTGGCGCACCGTGCAGCAGCGGCGATCACCACCAGCCCGACCTACACTTGGCCGGAGACAACCGATAATCGATTTCTCAATAGCGGCACAGGTGGGACGCTTGTTTGGTCGCAGGTGGCCTTCACTGATCTTACCGGAACGGCCACGGCTGGGCAGGTTCCGAATTTAGAGAATTTGAACGGCACGCTCGACCTGGCTTCAGGTGGAACGAATCAGTCTTCGTGGACGGCAAGCCGGTGCGTACAGGTCAATGCTGGTGGTACGGCGCTGGAGTCAGCTTCGGCGGCTTGCGGCTCCGGCGGATCGGGAGATAACATCACCATCAATACCACGGCGGCCACCGACGCCAATTTCAACGACACCGACCCTGCTGCTGTCGGTTCGGGGCTGAATGTCAAGTTTCAGATTGATACCACCGACACTCCCGACAACATCTCCGCCTACGTCCAAGAGGCCAGTATATCTCAAGCAGGCATCGTCACCACCGCCGCACAAACCTTCAACGGCGAGAAGACGATGGATGACGGCGTGATTGCGCTGACCTACAAGACGACTGCCGCCGACTTGCCAGAGAGCGGGCAGTATCGTGTCGGGGTGGGGGACATCATCGCCTTTGAAGGCGCAGGGGGGGATGATGTTCAACTGAAGGCCACGAACGTAACCAGCCGAACAGTTGTTGACCTGTTCAATTCTGCCGACCCGATAACTTCCATCGGAGGGACGGCTCAACTCCGTTATCACGGCAGTTTCGGGGAGTTGCGCTTTGGGCAGTACGACGACCTTCAGTGCGGCGACTCTCTCGGATTCTACGGTCTGTACGTCCACGACAACTTCAGCGTGTCCTTTGGGCCGGATTGTGTAACCGACCACCAACACGCGATGCGGGTGATGAAGGTTTGGCGGTCAACTGGTAGCGATGGCGGTACTTCTGAGGCTGCACTTCAAGTAGTTGGCGGTGTAGGGACGACTGGAACTCAAACAGGAACCTTGTCGCAAGCCAATATGGTGTACGTCATTGCTGATTACGAAGGTGGCAGCGGGCATACAGCAACCATTTTCCGTGGCATCTACATTGAGCCGACCACCGGCCAATTGGGTGGCGGCGCTGGAACGGTAACAACCTGGGACAACATCGCCGTCAGCTACGCAAACCTTAGTCTAGCCACGACAGTTACGACTATGAACGACATTCACCTTGGGGCTGCTGCCCTGGATGGCAGTTTTGCGACCTCGCGTGGCTTGTTCATCGAGAAGCGTTCAGGAGCAACCACCAACGTCGGTGCATTGATTCAGATGGCCGAGAACACGCTGAGCCTGCAACTGGAAGACCCTGACAACCCCGCCAACGGTTCTTTCAAGGACGCGCCGATCCTGCGACTCACTGGATCCTACGATTCTGACGCTGGGGCAGGCGTTACCCGCACCACCCGCGACGCCGACATCATTCACAACGTTATGTCCACTACTCCGGCCAGCCAGCTTGACTTCAAGATTGGCGGCACGGTGCGCCTTAGCATCCTCGACACGAACGGCCTTGACCTTGGAACAGGTACGAATCTTTCTAGCTGGCGTCATTCTTCCATCAGCTTCGAGGGCGCGACCGATGACGCATTCGAGACTACCATCAACATCGCAGACGCAACCGCCGACCGTGCAGTAAATGTTCCCAACACCGACTCGTCAACCGGACAAGCTGTAACCTGCTCCGGCACCGACAAAGTTTCTGCTTTCAGCGCGGCGACTGGTGCGTTCACCTGCACGGCAGATGTGAGCGGGGGTAGTCCGACGTGGAACTCCATCGCCAGTCCGGTCGGCGCTCAAGCCTTGACGATGGGAGCCAACAACACTACTTGGACGTGGGATTCTGCCAGCGGAGTTTTCCTGTCCACCTTCAGTTCGGCTTTCTCGTCGGGAAGCCAGTTCAAGATCAACGCCACCGGAGCTTTCACGGGCGGGACACTGTTAGAAGTCGCCCAGGAAACCGGTAACACAACCAGCACCGGCCCGTTGATGGCAATTCGCGCCGCTGACGTGACCTTGACGGAATTGCTACGGATTGACCACAGCGGAGATGCGGATGCCATTATTGCGATTGATTCTGGCTCTACTGCGGCCTTCGGCGCGTTTATCAAATTCTATGACCGGGGAACCCTGAAATGGGAGTACGGTAAAGAGACTGGCGGGAACAACTTTGTGGGGCCATTCGATAATTCGGTAAGTGTTATTCGGCAATATTTTCAGGCTGGGTCTCACAGCAGCTACGCCAGCGGCTCGACGACCGGCGACCACATCTTTACCGACAGCGTTGGTACAGAGCGGTTCCGCATCCTGGGCGACGCCGACACCATCGCCATCGGCAATTCGGAGAACACAACGCTGACACGGCTGGCGGCTGACTCACTCGACCTGCCCGGAACCCTTCAAAACAGTGGTGCGGCTTTGGTCTTTTTGATGGACGCCACCACAGAGACCCTCAGCAACGACATCACAGCGGCCTTCTCCACCGGCTCTCAATGGCGGGTGAACGTGACCGGCGCACCCACTGGCGGCATCGCGGCGCAGTTCATTCAGCAGACAGGGAATCCAACGCTCCTGACGCTTGTTGATATGCGCGCTGCCGATGTAAATGTGACGGTACTGCGAGCCGGAGACGGCACGAACGGCATCACGCTGTCCCAGGCTGGGGCGTTGACGGCTGAGGGTACAGGCACAATCATCGCCACCGACCTTTCCTGTACCAACTGTATCGGGCCGACTGAGATCACCGACCTCACGCTTTCTACCGACACCGCCGGAAACTACGTCTCGAACGTGGCTGACGGTTCCGGCATTGATGTAACGGGCACAGCGGGCGAAGACTGGACGGCAACTGTCAACCTGCTCTACACCGACACACTGGCTGGCAACCCGGCGATGAATGCCGATGAGTGCCGGTTCTCGACCGACGGCACAGGAGGAGGAATCATTTGTGAAGGTGCGGCGGATACAATCGAGGGTCTACTGGTTTGGAACCCTGCTACTTCCGACCGCACCCTTACCCTGCCCGACGCGACCGATACCCTCGTAGGCAAAGCCACTACCGACATTCTGACGGGCAAGACGATTGACGTGGAAGGCACTGGGAATGTCATCACCACCGTCAGCAAGGTTTGGATTCCCGCCGCCACCTGTGTAACGGCCACGGCCACGCTCAACTGGGACGACGACCCAGCGGTGGCCGAGCCTGCGGCGGCTTGTGTTGCTGGCACGAATATCACAAAGGGATTAGCTGATTTCTCGGATGCAGCAACGAACGCGATGCAGATGCCCTTGATGCTGCCCGCCGACTTCACCGGCAACATTGACGTGCTGATCAAGTGGCTCTCGACCGCCATCACCGGCAACGTCAAATGGCAGGTAGCGACCATCTGCGTAGCCGATGCTGAGACTGATGACCCTGCGTTCACCGCAGCCTCGACGGTCACGGACACGACTAAGGGTACGGCGAGTCAACTCAACGACGCCGCGATTACCGCTCTGACTATTACTGGCTGCGCGGCGGGTGAATTGATGCATCTTCGAGTGCTAAGAGACCCAGCAGATGCGGCAGACACACTCGGAGCTACAGCGCGTCTCTATGGCGTAGAACTGACGATGAGAAGAGCACAATGAGGCGCGAACTAGCAATCTGCTTCTTTCTGACTTGGCTATTGGCAACGGTGTTTTCGCCTGAGCTTGCAACAGGTCTGCTCCTGTTGTCCGTATCAGTGGCGCTTCCTGCTTGGCAGGCCATCTTCGGCGCGGGGCAGTCCGTGGGCAACGTAGACCAGACGAATGTAGTCGGCTGGAAGATTCGCTATGCTGACGCCAGCATATCCAGCGGCACCACTTTCCTCGCTTGGACGCTGGCTCCGTCTACCAATGTAGTGACGGCGGCTTTCTTTCTCGCTGACCAGTATGACGAAGCGGACGACCCGACGCGCTACAACTTCGTCAACCTCTTCGCCCATGAAACAAACTACTGGTTCGTGGATGGGCTGGCCTACGGCGGCGGCTCGGAATTGCCTGTTGGTCTGCCGCTAGGTGCGGCGAAGGCTGGGGTGGCAGCGCCCGCTACAAACCAAGAAGCAGCCGACCGTGACACTGTTTACAACGCTGCTTTGGCTGACAGAGTTTGGGGATGAGTGATGACGAGCCGGATGAAATACGCCGCCTGCGCCACAAAGTCGCCAGACTGCGAAACGTTCTGGTGTGGGCACTGGACAATCGCAACGCTTACGACAACGATTTCTGCCGCTGGTGTTGGAAACTCGGCGGGCAGCACAACCCTGGCTGCTGGGTTGAACGGGCGGAGAAAGTATTGAAGGAGACCGGAGAATGGAGCGGCTGAAGAAAGTCAACTGGCTAGTCGTAGCTGTTGTACTGGCATTCCTTCTGTTCGCAGCGTGGGCGCTGTTTGGCGAAGAAGCGCCGCACGTCAGGCAGCCAGAACTCAAGGTGCTGTGCTGGAAAATCTGGTACAGCAGCAAGGTTGTTACTTGCAAGCAGGTGACGTGGGATAAAGCACCAGCCGACGATGTGCAAGCGACTGTCATTTGGTACGCTCAGACCTATCACACTTTCTCAGATGGCAAGTGGCGCGAGGAGCACTATCGCCACATCTGCTCAGGAGAGGACTACTACTATCTCGACGGCTGCGGCAGCGCCGATGAAGCCGCTGCCTATAAGGGGCCACACTCGGTCAAGCTGGGTAAATGGACTTCCGACCGCAACTTTCAGCGCATCTACAACCGCGCGATGAAGGACTTGAGGCCACCACAATGAGACTCCTCAAGTCCATCCTCCTGACCGTCGCCCTTGTCTTTGCTTTCTCGCTCGATGCGTCGGCGCAGATAGCGGTGAAGAAGGGGAGCTTCACGGCCAACACGGGCACTGGTAATCAAGCCGTAACTGGAGTTGGGCTAGGGGTTGCGGGAAAAGCTATAATCTTCTTTACTACCAACCAGACCGCAACCGGAACGGCTGCTGACCAGGCGATTGCCTTTGGCTTTGCTACTAGCTCTACCAACCGCGGTACTCGTCACGCCTACAACAACGATAACGCAGCCACGACGGCCAACGCGCACGGCGGTTCCGACACTAAATGCCTCGATCTTCGGGACACTGGTGGCAATATCAAGGTTGAAGCGGATTTCGTGTCTTTTGATGGATCAGACGGAAATTTCACGGTCAATATAACAACTGCTGGTTCCGCCCTCATCGTCCACTACATCGTTTTGGGCGGCGCTGATCTTACCAATCAGACGGTGAAAGTTCTGGCACTGACTGCCGGAACGGGTAATGTTGCCTACACAGGTGTTGGCTTCCAGCCGAATTTCGGCATTTGGGTCACGGTGAATGACACCGGAACTGGCTCGGCAGTCAACCTAACCTACGCCGTGGGGTGGGCGGTAAACACCTCCAAACGCGGGGCCGTCTCCATCAATGCTGATAATGGCGTGACGATGACCACGCAGATGGACTGGAACCGCATCATCGCCAATGACCGCGCCCTCGTTTGTCTGACTAATGCCGCTTCCACGCTCGATGTCGAATTTGACTTCGTATCTTGGGATTCTGACGGCGTGACCTTCAACCAAATCAATGCTCCTACTGTCAATACTCAACTGCTCGGATTGTTCCTCAAGGGCGGGCAGTACGATGCAGGGAGTTTCTCCGCTCGGACGACAACAGGTGACGACAACATCACCGTCGCGTTTACGCCCAAAGCAATGATGTTCGGAATGGCGCAAGGCGTGACCGCAAACCGCACTGTGACCGCCGATGCGAATATGGCTTTCGGTGCTGGGACTTCCACAGATGGGACAGCGGAAGGTTCAGTTTCTACCGCAGCAAGCGATGCTGTACTCAACACTCAGGCCGACCAGCGAACCGTAACCACGAAGGTCATCACTTCTCTTGTTGACGGCGCACCGGGAGGTGTAGACGGAGAAGCTGACCAAACCGCTTTGGGAACGACAACCACAATCAACTGGACGGACGCTCCCGCGACAGCCGACATTGTAATTTGGGCCGCCTTCGGCGACGCCGCTGCTCCCGCCGTCGTCAAGCCACGCAGGAGAGTGATAATCACTCAGTTGGAGCCAAGAGAGTACGAGTACGAGGCGACCCGGTGAACGGCTACCTGATCTACATTGCCATCATTCTCACCGTTCTAGCCGTGGTGTGTTTGAGCAACTGGTTGGAGATTGGGAAGCTCCGCAAGAGGGTTCACCGCAACGATAGCGACGTTAGCGCAGCGATGATGGGCGTCTATATGCTGGTGAAGAAATCGGGGGACAAGGACTTGGAAAAGTCTCTTGACGCTGACATTCGCAAACGATTGAAGGCGCTGGAGCAGAGTCCGTATGCCCACTTCCGTCGCGCCGATGAAGAAGAAAATGGAGGCAGCTAACTTGAAAATCTTCGAGAAACAGCGATGAACGGGCACTCAGCCTTAGTTTTGTACTGCTTCTTGACCGGAACAGTCGGCCTCGCCGCCGCCAGTGGCGTTGACCCACTGTGGATTATCCTCATCCTCTTGCTTCTGGTGGGCGCACTGGAGTGGATGAACGTGCGCGCCATTCAGTCCATCAAGGGTGACATCGCGGGAATGAATATCGTCCTGTTCGGGAAGGACAGGACAGGGGGGTTGTGGCAAGCCGTGTACCATCCCAAGCATGGCCTAGTCAGGGCAGGGAATGACTACAACATGGCGCTGGCTTTTCTTCTCCAGCAGGGAAGCCAGGTGGTTCGGGCGGTGGCGGAAGCGGAAAGCTATCCAGAAGCCCGCCAGAGACTCCGGCCTTTTCTCACTCACAGCCAGAGCGAGATCGCAGAATTGCGCGACAGGCTGAAGGGATTGGAGCTTGCGCCAAGCGGTTTTGTGAAAGCTGAGTAAACCAAATCAAAAGGAGACAGACGTGAACCTAGAGCAGTTGAGTAGCCCGAAGACTTGGCTGGCGGGATTGGTGAGCGCGGCCATCACAGGAGCGGCCAATGCAGCTACCGCGATCTTGGTGGCCCCGGAAACATTCAACATCCACGAAGGGTTGTCGAAGCTGGGCACAATGGCGATGGCCGGGGCGTTTATTGGCGTCATAGCCTATTTGAAGCAAAGCCCGCTCCCGCCAACCTGGGACGGTAAGGATCGCAGAGAGTCTAAGAATCCGTGAAGCTGAAGAGAGAAGGAGTTGTCCTCGTCGGCCTTCACCCCGAAGTGTACTTCTACTGTGGTGTGGCCGATGAAATCTGGCGGCGCGAGTTGGGCGAAGAGTTCGCGGTAACGAACGCCTTTGCAGGCCGAAACTACTTGAGCTTCCACACCAAAGGGCTTGCCGTAGATGGAAGGACGATGAAGTGGTTTGACTACGGGAAGTGGAGGCATCAACGGAAGCTATTGGAAGTGGTAGCGATGCTTCGCCAGCGACTTGACAGCCGGGGCTTTGATGTTGTGCTCGCACCCGACGACCTGACGGCTGACAACATCACCAAGCGATTTTCGGATGAAAGGCTTCGCGCCCTCATCGGCCACTCGGATAGAGCCAAGATTAGTGACGAGCAGTTGGAAGTCCTGCGTCGGCAGATTCCACCGCACTGCCACGGTGAGTTTGACCCAAAGCCGGGGGAAGTTCTGTGGCCTGCCGTAGACTGACAAGCCCCAGCAAGTAGTCCAGCCTGTAGGACTCCGCCAAGTAGACCATCTCTAACTTTCCCCGAAGCGGGTACTCCCCGCGCTTCCAGACCAATAGAAATCCCTTCTTGCTTCTCAGAGCAGGGAACACGCGAGCGAGAATCAGCATTTACTTTTTTCTTCGTCGTGCTTGCGCGATGGCTACGCGAAGGATTCCTGAACGGCGCGTAGAAGCGTAAGACGCCATCCCAAGTTTCTTCAACTCATCCTCCGACAGAAAGCACGCCATAAATTCTTCCAGCACGGTACGGCCAAGGTCGGTAGGGTTGTCGAACTGGTAGCCCAGTTTTTTCAGCCGTGGCGGAACTGTGTGTTTCCAAACTTCCAGCCGTTGCTCCGGCCAGGGAACACTGAATTGCGGCTTCTTGGCCGGTTTGTTCTTGGGCATAAGGGCAAGCTATATCAAGAGCTTGCGGGAGTCAATAAAAAAGTGGTAAAAAGTACTTGACTTAACATAATATCTGTAGGTAGACTTCCGCCGCTATGAGAGCGGCGACGAAGGAAGCCAAGCAGTTAGGCGCAAGGCTCCGCCAGTACAGACGCGGGCGCGGCTGGACGCAAGAGAAACTTGCCGACCTTACCGAGTTGTCTGTTACGCAAGTCTCAGACCTAGAGCGCGGCCTCTCTCTCCACCCTAAAAACCTCCTCAAGATTCGCACCTTCATCGGAGACAACCATGCCTGAGTGTTCTTCGAGGAGTTCCTTGTACTCGCCGACCCAGCGTGCGAAACGGGCTTGGGCAACGGCTTCAATCCACTCTTGGATGAGTTCGCCCATTTCTTTTCTCAGATTGGCGGCTTTGGCAAGGCGGTTGAGTTCGATGTCGCTCAAGCAAATCTTAGAGTGGAGCAGGATCGCCGACTGGTGGAAGGTGAGGGTTCGCTTTTCTTTTTTCGGTGGCATTAGCGTCTCCGCTTTGTAGATGTTGAGTTGAGTCTGACGCAGGAAGGAAGCTGAGAGTTGCCGATGAACGAGACGAACGCAAACCTGAAGCCAGAGAGGTTTCCCGCCATGACCCGGCTAGAGGGATACCTGATTCGCTGGCTTGACCAACAGGCAGACCTGTACGACTCCAAACGAGGGGCGGTGATGCGGTTGTTTCTCAAGGCTCTGTACTGGTGGGTACACCGGGACGGGGAAGAGATGGCAACACACAGGCTGGCGCAGTTTCTCATTGAAGCCCAGATGTTGAAGCATTCGCAGGATGTGGCGCAAGTGTTACTACAGAAACAGATCGTAGCGGAGCGTAACGAATCCGCAGCGAAACCGAGCCGGACGGAAGAGGCTTCCTTGACGGGCGAGCCGAGCCGTCCGGCCCGGACTTCACGCCCTACAAGCCCACGATTGGCTCATAGTCACCGTTTGGCGGTGGTAGAGGCGGTGGTTTCGGCATGGCAGTTCACCCCCTTGGAGCGAGGATTCGCTTACCGTGGAGTGTAGCGCGAAAAAAGAGGAAACGACGATGGAACTGCCGATTACTTTCTTCATGGTAACGGTTCTGTTTCTACTCATCGGAGTACTTGGTGGGCGCGGGGTTCTGCTAAAGGACTTGATGTTCACCGGCTACCTGCTGTGGTTCCTTCTGGCGACTGCCGGGTTGTGGGTGTTCATGCAGTCGAAATCTCCGCCACGACTGCACGAGACTGCCTACTTGTTTCTCTATGGAGCATCCTTGCTGCTGGCAATGGCAGTCATGCTTCGGCATCCGCAGGGATGGCATCCGGTTCTACTTGGTTCGTTGTGCGCTGTGGTTTGTTTTTGGCTGGGCTGGGGAGACTTTCCAAGGGCTACGGTGCTGGAAGCTGCATCCTGCTTCATTCACCTAAGCCTTGGCCTCTACGCCTTGACGCAGAGTTTTTCAGCAACGCCGGGGTTTGAGGTTGTGAAGTTGCGCGGGCTGGGTCTGTTCTGGCTGGGACAGTTGGGGGCGTCGGCGATCTACGTGGCGGGAGTTCTTCGCGGGCAGCAGCCGCAAAAGTTTACGACCGACATTGCCGCAGCGGTAGGCGCGATGGCGATTCTTTGGATGGCGCTGACTTTCTGGTTTGGCGGCGGGCAAGCGTGGAGCGGCGTTCCAGTCGAGGACAAGAAGGACAGCGACCGTGGCGGCTGGCTGGAAGTACAGGGAGAACTAGCAAGAGGGAAGGCCAGGGTTTCTCTGCGATGAGGATAGAACTTGGAAAGATGAGGGTGTTGGAGTTCGACGTACAGAACTCTAGCTGCTGGCTGCATGACTACACTTTCGAGGTTGCCGGTGTCGCAGGTTCGCTAGATCAGCTAGGGATTTGTCTGTTCTGCCGAAAAGAGCGGCAATTCACAGTTGACGAATTAGCCGAACTGGTCGGCAAGCGAGGCCACCAACCCCGCGAAAGCGGGGAATACTGCACCACAGTAAGAAAGGCCGGGAACGACCCTTCGACACCCCACCCAAACCGTTCCCGGCCTCCCTCTCTTGGAGGAGCGGTGCAATGAACTACCCGCCGCCATTCAACGGATGCGACCCGACCCACGAGGGCGACCCGCGAATATGGATCAACGAGACGGAGCCGGAGCCAGAAGAAGAGATTGGGGCCGTTGACCTGTCGGGGACTCCTTCCTCGTCAGTTTGGTACGCGGCGCGGGATACAGGTCAAAACCGCCTCCGCCCTTTTCCCGTCTACGTGGACAAGAAAATCTGTGTCAAGGGCAACTGGATTGTCTGTCCCTTCTGTTGGCGGAAGTGGGAACGCGGGATTGACTCACTTCCGGGCGATCTAATCGAGTGCCAGTGCAAGAAGGTGTTGGAGGTCGAGGCGGTGGAGGCGTAGATGGCGCTAAAGATTCAGTGCCGCAAGCACCCGAAGTACAACGGGAAGAAAGAGCCGCTGGCCTCGTGTGAGGGATGCCAGTTTGTTCACGCGCTGCGGCTAGAGATTCAGAGCCGGTCGGGAGTGCCGATTAAATTCCCCGATACGGTTGAGGTTTCAGAATGAGGACGGTTTGCGCTTGGTGTGGCGCTGTTATTCAAGAAGGCGAAGAGCCAACCACTCACGGCATCTGCCCTTCTTGCGAAGCCGCCGAGCGCAAGGTTGACCCGCTGCAACTCAGGCAAGAGGAAACAATGACGAGTTTGATGTTTCGGCGGAGGTTGCCGTGACGGTTGCTGAGTTAATTGCCGCGCTGGAGAAAGCCGAGAACAAGAACGCAGAAGTGATGGTCGTGGACGAACAAGGAAAGCTCACGCTGGAAATTGCCTCAATAGATGAATCTCCGGCGGGCAAGCACTATGAGGGGCAGGTCAACATCATCGTCGAGGAGTGGCCGAGCCTGTGAACCTAGAAGTCAACAAGCGCGATGCGCTGGAGTTGATGGCGGATATGGCCTATCTGCCGGATGAGTCGGTGGATGTGATTGTTAGTGATCCCCCCTACTGGACTCTGGACAAGTGGCGCAACGTCGGGACGACTACCCGGCTGGGCGGGCACCGCAACAAGGGCGAGCAGAGGGACGAGATGTGGTTCCCGACGATTGACCAAGAATACCTCTGGCAGTGTTTCTTGGAGTTCGACCGCATCTTGAAACTGGACGGACATCTCTACCTTTTCTGCGACGACAAGGTAGGCACAATCCTGATGAATTGGGTGCAGGAGGCGCAGGGAGACCATCGTTTCGGGGACGCCCACCTGCTTGTATGGGACAAGGTGAATCAAGGAATGGGCTACCACTACCGACGTCGCTACGACTTCATTCTGTTTGCATGGCGAACTCCGAGGGATGGCGTGCGTGGTTTCAAGCCTCGCAAATTGGCCGACTTGGGAATCCCCGACATCCTCACGGCGAAGCGGGTAACGAACAGCTACCCGACTGAAAAGCCGGTAGAGATTTACCGAACGCTAGTCAATCAATCGGCTCGATGCAGAGATACCTTGTTCGATCCTTTCGCGGGGAGCGGAACCTTGGCGGCTGCTATTCCAGACGAAGGATGGCAAAACTGCCGTGTGATTCTGAACGACATTTCAGACGGCTCTATCGCCCATATGAGAAATCGCTTCCGGCAAAGTGGCGGACTATTCCGCTCAAGCCTGCCTGCGATTAACTGGCGTTGTGATGCGGCGGAGGTAGCAAGTGGCTAAGAGGATTCGGCGCAAGAGAAGCAAGAATTGGAGGATGCCCCCGAACGCTGTCTATGTGGGCCGTCCTACTAAGTGGGGCAATCCGTTCGTGGTTCACCTAGATGGATACGCAGCCGCGCCGCAAATTGCGCTGGTTTCATTCCGCGAAATGCTCAGGAAAGAAGGGGCGTGGTCGCCTATTCCGGTTCACAAATGGCCGAAAGGAAAAATCCCCGCCCAGTGGACTACGGTTGAGGATGTAAAGCGGGAACTTCGTGGAAAAGACTTAGCCTGCTGGTGCCCGCTCGACCAACCATGTCACGCCGACATTCTGTTGGAGATTGCCAATGCCTGAGCTTCTGCTGGACGAAGCGACCCACACCTACACGGTGGAAGGGCGTGAAGTGATCTCCGTCACCCAGGCGCTTGACCGCTGCGGGCTGCTGTGGCGGTCGGAGGACGAAGGGCCGCGAGAGCGGGGCCGGAGAGTTCACGAAGCCTGCCACTATTTTGATGAACAGGATTTGGACTGGAGCACGGTACTTGCCGAAGACGAGCCGTATGTACGGGCGTGGGAGAGTTGCCGGAAGCAGTTCCACCTAGAGATTCTGGCGGTGGAGAAAAAACTGTACGACCCGTTGCGCCACTACGCTGGTAAGCCCGATGTGGTAGGGAAGGTAGATGGATTGAACGCCGTGCTTGACCGCAAGGCGGGACAGGTGCAAGCGGCTGCCGCGCTTCAAGTGGCAGGGTACGGGAATCTGGCTTGGCCTGGAAGTGTTGTATGGCGGGCAGCGGTACAACTGAAGCCGGATGGGAAGTTTTCGCTGCACATCTACCCGATGGAGGAATACCTGAGCGACCTGCACGACTTCTATTCGTGCCTGCGAGTCGCGGCGTGGAAAGAGAGGAATGGCAAATGAGCACAGCGGCAACGCAACCTAAAGAACTCGAAAGCCAAGCCCTTGCCCTGCCAGAGCAGGCGCGAGAACTCAGCATTCGGGATCAAGGAAGCTACGACGCGGCGGTAGCGTTTCTTTCCGTGGTTAAGCAGATGCGGCAGGAGATTGACCGCACCTTCGATCCGATTATCAGCAAAGCTCACGCCGCCCACAAAGAAGCCTGCGAGCAGAAGCGGCGCGTAGAAGCTCCCGTAGTGGAAGCGGAGCGCATTGTGAAGGGAGCTATCGGCGGGTTTGCCTTGGAGCAGAAGAGGTTGGCCGAGGCCGAGGGCGAACGGTTGCGCCAAGAGGCGGAAGCGCAGGAACAAGAACTGCGGCAAGAGTTGTCGTTGCGAGTGAAGGCCGCTGGCGCGTCGGAGGAAGAAGTCAGGGCAATCGTTGAATCTCCCAGCACGGCCCCGCCGCCCGTAGCCCAGCCGAGCTATGAGCAAGACACCCGCGTTTCTACCAGGGCCAATTGGAAGGCTGAAGTAACCGACTTCAAGTTGCTGGTGAAGGCGGCGTCGGAGAAAGACGAACTACTGAGTCTCTTGCAAGCGAACCAGACGGCACTAAACCAACTGGCGAAGGCGATGAAAGAGAAGATGAACGTGGCGGGAGTGCGGGCGTACAACGACACGGTAGTTTCGGCGAAAGTCTGAGCAGGAGGAAGAGAATGGCGATTTTGGGACTGACACACACGGCGGACGGAACGCCGCTGCAAAGGCTGGCGGTGGAAGTGAAAGTAGCCATCGGCCTAGGGCCGGATGAGCAGGAAGGCCGGAAAGCACCAAAGAAGCTAGACCACTTCGTTTTTCTGCGGAAGAAGGGCGCGGAGTTGAAGTGGAAGCTGGATGAGGAGTTGAACGCTTTCTACTGCAAGCGGGCAGGCGGCGACCCCCAAGAGATTCCCATTGTGCTGATGGCCGACGACCCCGAAAACATCTTCCGCACAGCCTACGAATGGTGGACGGCTACGGAGCGGCGGTGCTGGAGCAATGTTCTTCAAGAGAATGGGAAATTGGTACAGGTTGCTACGCGAAGGACAAAGGAGTATCCAGACGGCCAGCCGTGGTCGCCGCCGAACCCTTGCGGGGATGGCTGCCCTGACTTGGAGCGTGGGGACTGCAAGCCCAGCGCCGACCTTTACTTCATCTTGGCCGACTTCCCGACCCTTGGTTCGGTCTGCCGCCTGCACACTTCCAGCTATCGTTCTATCCGTCAGATTCACTCCAGCTTGGAGCAGTTGCGCTACACCTTTGGCGGGCGCTTGATGGGGTTGCAGGTGATGCTCACCTGCCGACCGGAAAAAACTGCCTACTTGGACTCGCAGGGCAAGAAGCACACCACGACCATCTACGCGCTGAGTTTGGAGCTTTCGGCTAATCGAATGCGGGAGTTGTTGGAGAAGGCGACAGCCAACGCGCAGTTGTTCGAGCAGACGCGAAAGCTCTTGGGCGGGCAGCGCATCGAGTTCGTTGAGGAGGAGGAGGTAAAAGCCCCGGAGATCAACGCGGAGTTCCACCACGTTGAAGATGAGGCGGATGAGGAGAAGTTGCATCCCAAGCGAAGGTCGCAAGGAAACGGCTCTGCGGCCACAGTTGAACCGGAGGATAGTGACGCAGGGATTCGCTACGCTCACGGCGACAAGGTTGTATTTCTCTCTGGTGCTGGATTGTCCAAGATGGCCGATGTGTTGAGAGCCTACAAAGCCAAGGAAATCAAAGAAACGGGCGAGTGGGCGATTCACAAAGGATGGTTCGCAGCGTTGAAGCAGGCTTGCGAAAAACGGAAAGTGCCCTTGGTTGAAACAAGAGCGGTAGAGAAGGCAGAGCCGCCGCCCCCGATTGAAGGTGAGACGGTAGAGCCAGCGGAGCCAAGCGGGACGCTTTTTGCCAAACCGCCGACGATTGAGGAGCCGTTCTTTCCAGAAGCAGAACTAGAAGTGCCTGCTACCGCGAACGGCCTGGTCAAGCGCACCGGAATGGTCAAGAGCGTCCACGGGCCGAAAACGGCGAAGAACAACGCCAAATACTACTCGCTGATGATGGGCGGGGTAGGCTACTTCTGCTACAAGCGCGACCTCTTCGACTTCATCCGGGACTCGGAAGGCTACGACTGTACCTTCCTTGTTCGGGTTGACAGCAGCGATTTTCCTCGTATTGAGAGCGTGCTGAAAATCGGCGAATTGGAGTGGACGGAAGAGGGCTTGCCCGTGGTGAGGCGATGAGCCGAGTTGTGCTAGGGAAATCTGGAAGAGAGAACGTCTCCCTTGATCTGGATATTGTGCTTACCACTCGCGCTCTTCTTACGGCTGATTCTGGCGGCGGAAAGACTTGGGCGCTGAAGAGGATTTGTGAGCAAGCCTGCGGGAAGATTCAAATTCTGGTGGTTGATCCTGAAGGCGAGTTCTCTCCCCTGCGAGAAAGGTTCCCCTTCGTCCTTGCAGGAAAGGGAAGGGGCGCGGACACGCCTGCCGATGTTCGGTCTGCGGAGCAGCTTGCTCTGACGCTCCTGCGTACGAGGGCCAACGCCATCTGCGACCTGTATGAAATGAAATCGTCGGAGCGGCACGAATGGGTAGCGCGGTTCATTGACGCACTGCTCGAAGCTCCCAAAACGCTGCGGCATCCCTGCCTCGTGATTGTTGACGAAGCCCACATCTTCTGCCCTGAGAAGGGAAAGGGTGAATCCCAAGCCTCGGATGCAATGAAAGGTCTCTGTACTCGCGGAAGGAAGCGCCTACTGTGCCCGCTGTTTGCTACTCAACGTCTGGCCGAACTTGACAAAGGCGCGAGCGGGATGCTCAACAATCGGCTTATCGGCCCGACATTCGAGGATGTAAACCGCAAGCGGGCGGCTGAGATTCTGAGCGTGACTTCGGAAGAGATGGGAGACTTCAAGAAGAAGATTCAACTCTTGGAGCCTGGGTATTTCTACGCTCTAGGTAGGGCAATCTGCAAGGAACGAACCCTCCTTTATATCGGCCCTATTGAAACGGCGCATGGAGAGGAAGCGCGGAAGTACGAGTTGGAACCTCCGCCGCCGCCAGACAAAATCAAGGCGCTGCTGCCGAAGCTGGCCGATCTGCCACGGCAGGCTGAGGCTGAAGCAAAGACAAAGGCTGAGTTGAAGTCTCGCATCCGCCAACTTGAGATTGAAGTGCGCTCGAACAAGAAAGCGCAGGCTGCCCCTGTTCAGATTCAGGACAAAAGAGCTACGGAGCGTGCGATAGTTGAAGCCACTAAGCCGCTGAAAGAGCAGAACGATGAGTTGCGTAAGAAGATAGGCCAGCAGGAGAACAGCATCCGCTGGGCGGTTGAGGGAATCGCCAAGGCTTCGCACTTTCTGAGTGAAGCCAATAAGCGGTTGGGTGGAAGGGGTGTTCCCTTGCCGCCACTCCCCAAGGTGAAAGTGGCGGAAGTGATTGAACGACCACTATATAAGCCTGGCCTGTCCACAGAGTTGTCTCCAGATTACCGCCAACAAGTAGACAACAACGGGAAGCTGCGCTCTGGAGCCGAGCGGATGCTGTCGGCGCTGGCGCAATGGAGTCCGAACGGAATGAGCGAAGGGCAGATGCGGGCACACGCAGGGTTGAAAAAGAGCGGAACTTTCTCAGCCTATATGAGCGATCTACGGCGTGGACAGTTCATTGAAGAACGAGAGGGTTTGGTATTCGCTGCCCCTTCCGGCTTGGAGTATTGCCAGCATAGCCCGCCCGCTCCGTCTACCACGGAAGAGGTTGTGGATGTGTGGAAGCCAAAGCTGCGCGATGGCGCAAGGAGAATGCTGGATGTTCTTGTAGAAGCTCAGGGGGAGCCTGTCAGCAAGGAAGAGTTGGGAGAGCGGTCTAGGCTTACCAAGTCTGGCACCTTTAGCGCCTACCTTAGCGACCTGAAAACGGCGCGGTTGGCGGTAGTTCACAGGGATGGGACTGTAGCCGCGAATCGGGAGACGTTGTTTCTTTGAAGCAACTGACCATCTTCGATCAGCGCGGGTTCGATGCGCGGGATATTTGCGCGAATCGCCACAAAGGGAATCCGCAGTCGGTCAGGGCGAATCTTGCCGTAGCTCCGCACAAGGAATCAATCCGAGAGCGAGTCTTGGCCTATGTGCGGGAGCAAGGGGAAGTAGGCGCAACGTCCTATGAAATTGAGCAGGCTTTGGGAATCAGGCATCAGACGTGCGCGGCGCGTTTGGCGGAGTTGAAGCGCGATGGATTCGTCGTACCTACGGGAAAGACGAGGGCGACGGACAGTGGATGTCAGGCAATGGCGGTGAGGGCGGCGGCGTGACTGACAAGCGGCTACGGTTCAAAGAGTTGGTCGCGCAGGGGAAAGAAGTCGGTCGTTTGCAGATAACTTTCTGGATCAACTTGGAGAAGTACCGCCGCGCCGAAGGATTCGGAGAAGATGGCTACGGGAGTTTCGAGGATTGCTTGACAGAGTTGGTGCAGAAGATTCGCCGTTCACGGTCAACCATCTGGAACAACCTGCGGATGGTGAGGTTGCTGATTGATTCCGGCAAAGTTCGCTATGAAGATGTGGAGGCGATGGGGTCAACCAACTCTCAGGCGCTTTACCGGCTGCACAAGGCGACGGGGAATTTGAAAGTTGAGTGGATAGCCAAAGCCAAGAAGCAGTCGGTCGAGCAGTTCAAAGAGTTTGTGGTGAAACTTCTGAAGCCGACCGCGCAGCAACAGAAGTTTTGGAAAGTGCTCTTGCCTGCCGATCTTCACCAGGCTTGGAAAGAGCAGGTAGAGCGGGTACAGAAAGTTCTGGAGATGAAGGCGGAGAACGCGGCGGGTGTAGTCGAATTTCTGCACAGCCTACTTTCCGGCGCAGAGGATGTAGAGCTTCTGCACTTGGCCGGGCAAGGGGCAGAAGCGGAAGCGGCGATGAAGAAGAGGAAAACGGGGTGAAAGAACTTCTCGAAGCCATCATCCGCAGCTTGGTAGACGAGCCGGAAGAGGTTTACGTTCGGGCGGTGAACGGAGATGCGACGACCATCTTGGAGTTGACGGTTGCGCCCAACGACATCGGGAAAGTGGTGGGTCGGCAGGGAAGAATGGCGGAGGCGCTGCGAACTTTGCTGGCGTCTGTTTCGGGACGAGAGCGAAGAAGGTACGTGTTGGAAATCGTAGGGGAGCGTGAGGGGGTGGGGCGGTGCCAAAAAGGGTCATAGACTTCGACGCAATGTGGGGCAGCACAAAGATTGCGCTGTGCTCGGAGTGGGTGAGGCCGTACTACGCTTGGCTCTACGGGCTGGCGGACGCCAACGGCAGTTTCGAGATGACCGACCTTCGGGTTGTGTGGGGAAAGGTGACGGCGATCCTGCCAAACTTAGGGCTGTCGGAGGTCGGGAAGATTTTCTCAGAGTTCGAGCGCAACGGTCTGCTGTTCACCTGGACTGTGGGTGGAAAACGCTACGGTCACTGGACTAAATCCGACCTACCAGGGAGGCTTCCGGCGGCATCACATCGGTTGCGTCGGAGACAAAAGCTGTTCGCGCCGATGGTTCCGGCAAGGGAGTTAAGGCTTTATTTGCAACGGTTTGATGAGAAGGAACTGCCTTGCACCGGTCTAGGTCTTGGTCTAGGTCTAGGAATAGGAGAAAGCAAAGACCAAAAACAGGTCGCTCAGGCTACGCCTTCACGCTTCGCTTTTGAGGGAACACACTTGAAGATTTCGGAGGGACAGGACAGGCTACTGGCAGAAGCCTTTCCCTGGATTGACCGGAAGCAAGAGTACCGGAAGATGGATTCGTGGTGCGAAGCGAACCCAAAGAAGAGGCCGAAGAGCTACAGCAAGTTTGCCCACAACTGGTTTCAGCGGATAGACCCGCCAGGAGTCCGAGATGACCGAGCAAAACAAAGAACGCAAAGGAACGTTGACGCGGCAGGAAGATTTCTCCGAAAAGTTGGCGCGGTGGATGGTGCTGTTCGGGGAAGCGATGGGGGAAACGGCGACGGAGCAGCGGATCGCCATTTACTACCAAGCATTGAAGAGCGCGATGAGAACGGAGGAGTTGGAGATGGCGTGTCAGGCAGCACTCCGGCTGTGTAAGCGGTTCCCGACGATTGCTGAATTGCTGAGCTTTGCGAAGCCGCAGCGCGATGAAGCGGCGAACACCGAAGCTGAGTATGCGTGGAAGGTGATTGCGGATGAGACGGCACAGTGGAAAGAAGTTTGGGAAGGAATGTGGGACGGACTGAAGAAGCAACAAACGGCGGAGATGCGATATGCAGTCAGAGTCTGCGGTGGATGGCGGCGCTTCTGCCGCGCATTCAATGAGGCAGGCAGCGACCTATCTTTTCTGCGGAAAGAATTTCTCGAAGCCTACAGACGGGCAAAGTCCGACCCGAAGTTGCTGCCCATCGGGGCAGAAGAGGCCAGCAAGCTCCTGAAGCCATTTCTCCCAGAATCGCCTAGGAGCGGACTTCGCAGGCTTCCCGCCACCACTACGGGGCACGGACAGGGAGAAAACGCAGCCAGCGCAACGCCACGCGCTAGGACAAGCGGTGTACGACAGGCTAAGGACGGCAAATGAGCAACGGGAAGAACGGAACGAGAACCGAACGGGTAGTGCTGGCGTTTTTGGGGGCGTTGGGATGGCTGTGTGCCGCAGAAGAACTTCAGCGGTCAACGACAAGTGGAGGAGGGGTGAAGTACGCCACGTTCATCGTCGTAGTTCTACTCGGCTGGGGAATTTACCGGGCAGGGTTGAGGGTGAATTGGCAGGCGGTGCGAAGCGTGTTTGGCTGGAAGGAAGCGGACGAATGAGCGTTCTGTTGAAAGATGGAGAACCAACGTGGTATCGCGCAGCCAGGATGGGACTCTTGGTTGGTTTTCTTTGTGGCTTCGGCTCTGGAATAGGCATCACCATCTTGTGGTTCTTGTGGCGCACTGGTTTCTGATGAAGAAGCCCTACACGCCACCGAAACTTACCGAGCTAGGGCGAGTGCGTATTTGTGTAAGTTGTGGACTACCGTTCAACGCGGACGAGTTGCCGAAGAGTTGGCGCGGCTCTCGGAGAAGGCATTTGAAGTGTTCCCTTGCTACACGCAGAGCAAGGGCAGTCCAGAAACCAAACCGGCGTCGGCGGTTTCTCTCCCCTGGAAAGAGAGTGGATCGCCGACGCCGCCCTGGACGGAGAGGAGAGCCGAGCGCGTCGTGGTTTCGGATTCCGTTGAAGAAGCGGTGCGAGTGCTGCGGCATGAAGTTGAGTAAAGGTGAAGCGGTGAGAGACCACTGCGTTCCAAGAAGGCTTGCGGTAGCCGCCACGTTCAACACTTTTCTGTTTGGTACGAACGAGAAATTGCCCTCTCCCGATTCTGCGAAGAATCAGGCAACAATTTGCGGCTCGTGCCACGGAAAGAAGGGAGCAGCAGAAACCGCGTTGTGTGCTGGCGACATACTGACCTTTTGGAGAATCCTGAAGCTCATCCACTATCCGTTGCAGAAAGCAAAGGCGGCGCTGGCGATGTACGGGTTCAAAACAGACTGTTTGGAGGTAGCCGCGTGAGGAGAAACTACTTCGTTGCTGCGCTGATTTTCACGGCGATTTCGTGTGCATCGCTCTACTATCCAGGGATGCCACTCAATCCGCACGTTTGGGCGTCAGAGCTTCCAGCAAAAGTAGAACCACGAAATCCGCTTCCAACTTCCTTCTCTTTCCTGCTTGTCGAGCTTGCCTGTAGAGAAGACGAGGCCGGTAAACAGAAAGTACAATCACTCACTTGTCTTGGAGGCGACGGAGAGACCTGCGAAAAAGCAGACGAGAATTTCAGGGTTTTCTTTCAAAGTCGAGTGTACGCTTCCGCAAAGGTTGACGTCTGCTTGATGCACGGCGATGTCCGTGTCTTGGAGCGCACATTGCCCGAAGAGGGTTTCCGCTGTCCTAATCCACCACGATACGAGGAGAACAAGAAGTGAGAGTTTGGCTAGGGATTGACGTAGGACTTTCAGGAGCCGCCGCCTGCATCAACGAGAACGGCGAGCTAGTCGTTCACGACACGCCGACTTTAGAAGTAGGGAAGGGAAGGCGCGGCTACGACGTGGGAGCAATGGCCGACATCTTGGAAGACCTGGTGAGCTACGGAGATTCGGCGCAGAGAGTGTGCGCGCTGGAGCTTGTTCACTCGATGCCGAAAGAAGGTGTGCGTTCCGCCTTCAGTTTTGGATGCGGTTTTGGAATCTGGCAAGGACTGCTGGTGGGGTTGCGAATCCCCTATGAGCTAGTAACCCCGCAGGCTTGGAAGAAGTTGCTGCTCAACGGCCAGCCGAAAGAGAAAGGAGCTTCGATCCTGAAGGCAAAGCAGTTGTTTCCGAATGCGCCGCTGACGTTGAAGAAACATCACAATCGCGCCGACGCAATTCTACTGGCGGAGTTTTGCCGAAGAACTACACGAGGAGGATGAGAGAATGGTGAAGCGAATGGCACTACGGACGCTGTTCATCTTGCTAGTGGCAACACTTGTGCTTGCAGTTGTCGGATGGCTCGGAGCGCAGGAAGTACAGAAACAAGACAACGCCGCCAAGCCTATCACCCTGAGCGACGACCAAGCCAAGGTCGGGAAGATTCTATTCTCGAACTTTCAGGAAAGAAACGACGCGGTGGGCCAGAAGCAGCGAGAGTTGGAAGCAGCGATTGAGTCAAGGATTGAAGCGCGCACGGCTCTAATCTCCGAAGCGGAGAGGCAGCGCCAATCCTTGAAGTTGCAAGAGCCGCTGTGTCTCGCCACGCAGCAACCGCCATGCTACGACGTGAACTTTCAGGCGTGGACTTTCACGCTGCGCGCAGGATCGGCGGCACGGAGGTAGGGGAGACGATGACAAAGTTGGGTTCATTTGAAGGAGATAATGGATGCCCACAACCCTGAGACAGCTTGAAGAGGAGTTGCGGAAGCAGGCGATGGCTATGGTTCCGCCGGAGTACGCAGACCGCGATTTGCACTACAAGTATTTTCGTCTCGACAATGAAGCCGCCGGGCTGATTGCTGCCGCCGACGACATCGCCGCGTTTCGCAAGGAGGCCAGCCTTGGGGCTAGTGAGCACCCTCGCTTAGACGGCGAGGCGCGGGAGTTCATGCGCGAGTTGCTGGGGGAGGACGACGATGCCGCTGACTGACGAGCAGTTGAAGGAACAGTTGCAATACATTGCCGACAGCCCTGCGCCGGAGTACGGCGGGGGCAGGCGTTTTAGTTCGCAAGCTGGTAAGCCGTTGGTGTACCCCACCAAGTCTGATGCACAGGACGAAATAGGGTACTCAGGAATGCGGCGCAGTTGGAGAGCTTGCCCCGCCACGCTGACGGTGGAGAGCGAACGATGAGCTACGCTGGACTTGTGGTGTTGCTCGTTCTAGTGCTGGTGATAGGTTTCTATGGCGGCCATCAAATCGGATTCGATGATGGGAAGGGAAAGCGATGACCATCCCACCGCAGGGCAAGCCGATGAACGCGGAGGAACGGGCGGAGCAACTACGCGATTACTTGGAAGTGGCACAACCTGGGGAGGGATTTTCTGGATGATGCCACTGTTCTCCGCGAGAGCGTCCGGTTGCTGAATCCTGTACTTCACTTAGGGCCTCGAAGTCTCAAGCGCACTTTGGCCTCCGCTGGCCCTAGACGCATTTTGTGGCATCGTTGGTACCCGGAAGACGGGAAAGGGGCAGAAAGGCCCCGTAGAACGCGAAATTAGGCCATCCTACGAACGGGAGCCGAGCAATTCCTCCATTTTGCGGATAGCGGATTCGAGTTGGCTTGCATAGTTCGGATTGTCCAATAATTCCTTCGCCGCTTCCACCAGTTCGCGGGCGGCTTGCTCTATGGACATAGTTCTGTTGTGCCAATGGGAAGCATCACGACTTGCAACCTGGGCGGCGAGTTCTCCAATGCATCCCTGCTGATGGTGTCGGGCGATGATGGTTTCTGGTGCTGGGCAACCTTCGGCTTCATACTGTAAGCCTGGACGCGGAACCATTACATACCTGTTGCTAATTTCTTTGTCCGCCTCCATCATCCACTTTTCCACTTTGGAGTCAGTCATTGTCGGGCCTCACGCAAATACGCCAGGATTTCTTCAACGGCGATGGTAAGTGATTGTAGCTTGTCCTCTAGGTGGCCGCACTCGTCGAGCTTACCCGACTCCTTCGCCCCAGGGCGGCTTCGGCTTGGTCGTGGATAAGGCGAACCTCGTCAGACGGAACCCAGCTTAGTGAACGGTGGCGGATATTCTCGACAAACTCCACCAGCGCCTGGTTAGAATTGACGGCGCGGACGATGAGACGGGCGCGATCAATGGCAGGGCCGTAGTCAACCCCGCCATCCCAGCCGCCCACCACGGTGGCGATAATCTTGTCGTCCTGCTTGATATAGGCGACACCCGGATTGCCTTCGGTCACGGCTTCAAACGGTGTGTGCTTCCCTTGCTCAGTCATTGTGTCCTCCTAGACCGACAGATTGCTCAATGCTTCTTCGGCTTGGTCGCACAACTCGTCACGCCTGCGGGCTTCGGCTTCCTCTTTCGTCTCTTTCTCCTGCGGTTCCGTCTCGCCAGACGAATCTGATTCGATGTCTGAGGCTGCGGAGCGCAGTTCCTCCGCGAAAGTTTCTAGCGCGTCAATCTTCTCTTGGATTTCTTCCCCTGTCGGCCCGCCTTGCAGGGGTTCGGGCATATTTTCAAGAGACTCCTGGTACTCGTCACGAACCGACTCAACTTCGTCCGCGGTGCTTTCCAGGTCGGATGATAGATCGGTGAGGGGAGCCTTGCCTGCCCTGATTTCCGCAATGGAGTCCTCAGCGCCCTCGATGGCAGCATAGACTCCACTCATCTTGCTCTGCGTCAACTCGGAAGGGCGGGGGAAGTGTGCGGAGCAGCGGTAGTGCTTCCCGCCGTAGCGAAACTTGAAGTGGTAGTATTTCTCCTTCGGCTCAATCTTCTTTCCACAACGCCCACACTGCACTTCCTTTCCGGCCTTGTTCTTGGTTGCGGTATTGACTCTCGGCATTTTACTTCCCCTCTCGGTTTTCGTCGAGCTTGCGCTGATCTTCTTCGGTGAACTCGAACAATTCCGGCCTCTGCTGGCGTAGCAGCTTGGCCTGGGCTTCTTCGTCGGGTAGGTCATACTTCCAACCCCTCCTGAAAAGCGGTTGTGTCTCAGGCAATACGCCGGGGAGTTTTGTCTGCTTCTTCCGGCGATCCGAGACAAGTGTGTACTCAGGCGGAGGCTCAGAGGGCCGCAGCTTCTTGCCTAGAAAGCGGCACATCGAGCCTCGATTGCGGGGCACGGTGATAAGGGAAGGCTTAGGCATTTTTCGCCGCCTTCTTCTGACGAGGAACCTGCCAGTACGGAGACTTGCAACCAGCACAGCACCGTGGCACTTCATTCTTTCTCGGATGCCAGGTATGCTCACAGCGCAAGCATCGGTAGGTCGGTAGCTGTTTTACTTTCGTCATAACCAAAGTATATACCAGGATACGGCAGAGTCAAGAGAAATCTTCTTCTTCCACGAACGGAAACAAAGGAGATGTAGGACAATCTTCGGCAATGAAATTGCTTGACAGGGGAAACGGAATGGCGTAGAACATACGACGTAGGTGCGCGGAATTGTGGTAGTACAGATTGTGAACACAGGACTCAAAGGACAAGTAGCTCACACATCCCCAAGATGAAGAGGGCGGTTGAGATCGCAAAGGTAGCGAGCTTGGCCGCCCTATCTTTTTTTCTCCTCAGCCTTTCGGTTCTCTGTTGGGAAGCGACGGGCTTAGTGCGGGAGAGTCGGGCACTGGTAAGCGAGAGTCAAAAGCGCGTCTCCGACACAAGCTCAAACCTCAACGCCTTGCTCATTCAGATGGGCTTGACGGCGGACAATCTTCGGCGTTCTTCGGAGAGTTGGGAAGCCGCCAGCCAAGAGCAGCGAGTGTACTTCGGCAAAGCAACGAAGAAAATGGAGTACGTTTTGTCGGAGGCAGAGCAAACGCTGATTGATGTGCGGACTCAGACGTTGCCGCGAATCAATTCCGCCATTGAAGCCAACGATCTTCGGACTCAGGTAGTCTTGGACGAAACCGCGACAGCCATTCGGGAGATGCAACCTGCGATTGAGCACTTGAGCCTGGCGGCGGAGAACGCAGCAAAGGTAGCGGGCGATCCGAACATTCCTGCAACCCTGGCCCACGTCGAGAAAACCTCTGAGCACGTAGAAGAGACGGCGGAGAACATCAAGAAAACGACCGCGCACATTGAACAACGGGTTGCTCAGGCTACCAAGCCTGCGAGTTTGGCAAAGTCGGTGGGATTATTTCTGTTGAACGCCATCGGCTCGATAGGGAATTTCCTGAGAGGGGTGAGCTAGAATGAGGAAACAGGTTCAAGCGTTGCTTTGCGTTTTCTTTTTTCTGGCGACATTCGGTTGTGGCGCGAGAAAGAACCCCGCAACCGGTCAGCCGGAAGTCCTTACGCCAGAAATGAAGTTGAACCGTGCGGCCAACTACGGTCAAGCCGCCACCCGTAGCCTGAAAGAGTTGCAGGAGATTGTCATAGGGCTGGAAGCGCGCAACGGTATCAGCCCTGACGACACGGCCGTTCTCATCACGCAGATTCTCTTGACCAACAACGCCTTGCAATCGGCGAAGAACGCCGTATCGGAGCTAGAGAAAAAGCGCGCCGCTGGCGCAGCGATTTCAGACGCCGATTTCATCGAGTTGCGGTCTCTCTTTCAAGTGTTCGCCACACGGTTGCACGAATTAAACCAAGCCGGGGTGCTTAGGATCAAGAACACGGAAGCGCAGCAGGCATTCGGCACAGCGGTCAATTCACTCTTGGCTGTGGCGCAAACCGTAGTCGCCTTGTGGGGAGGGTTCTAAAGATGGCAACTGTGGCAGAACTTCTCGCAGCCTTGAACGGGTTTCTGGCGCTGACGCCCTTCGTGGTCAACGTGATTCAGATTATCCGTGAGGCGGTACGAAACAACGAGCAATCCATCCCCACCCAGCGATTCTTGGATGCGTGGCAGACAGCTTTGGACGAGGTTGATGCGCGTGGTCGTGAGTGGTTGACAACGCACGGCTACGATCTTCCGCCGTCCAAGCCAGCGCCGGAAGTTTAGGGGAAAGTAGGCAGTGAGTAGTGC